TATGTTCTCATATACTGAACAGCTAAACCGTAGATCGACAGCACTGGCGGCATACAGGATGCACATCCAGCGAGCAATCGCAGGAACACCAAACTTCAACAGCTTGCCACAAGAACAACAGCAAGAGATGATAGAGCAGTTCCGCGCTGAAGCCACTGAGTTTGCTCGTAACGCTGTGAATACTTCGCAGGGTGAATACGGTATGTTTAACCGACCAGAGATGGCTCGTGGTAACGTAGGCCAATACCTGTTTATCTATAAGCAGTTCTCTATCATCACGATTCAGATGCTTCGGAACCTCAGTCCTGAAGGTAGGCTCTACTTTATCGGTATGCTTTTAGTTATGTCTGGACTGAAAGGTATGCCTTTTGCAGATGACCTAATGGATTTGATTGACACTCTCATGCAAACCTTCGGTATCAAAGAAGCAAGCGTAGAGAAAGTTATGTATGAGTTGTTTGAAGACCTAGCCCCTGGCTCTGCTAAGTACATCATGCGTGGCGGACTAGACCAGTGGACTTCGGGTACTTTCTCAACTCGACTTGGCTTTGGCGATATGATTCCGCTTACTGGCGCAGGTAGAGCAGGTGCTGATACAGGCCGTGAGATTACTAACTTCTTCGGGCCAGTCTACTCAGGTGCTGAAGGTGCGCTTGCGACAATAGGAAACGCAACTAAGTATCTGGCCGGAGCCGTAGGGATCAAAGACCAGACAATGAGTTTCTCTGAGGTGTTCCGTGATGCACCCGTAGCGGCGTTGCGTGGTTTAACAGATGCTTACACTTACTATGACACTGGTGTAGTCACAAACTCTCAAGGTAAAGTGATTGACCCAAGTGCTAGTTGGGGGCAGATACTTACCAGAGCCGCAGGTTTCTACCCATCAGTAGCGACTAGATCAAACGATGTGGTCAGATTAAGCAAGTATACAGCCGAGTATGTCAAAGCTCTGAGAGCAGACTACACTGGTGCGTACACTAAGGCTTATATCGAAAACGACATAGACCGTATGATTGAGATTGAGCTTATGGTGGATGATTGGAATACCATCCACGCAGGTACAGAGTTTGAATTTACAGACTTCAAGAACAGAGCCAAGCGGTCTGCTGAGTCTGCCAAACTACCTACGGCACAGCGCTACTTAAAGACTGCACCTAAGAACGTCCGCCCAGATACCCAACGCTTGATGGAAATCATGGGCATTGATGACGTTCAGTAGCTACTCTTTGACCACCTGTAATTGACCATAGGCTAAGTCATCAGCCGCTACATCAGCGTTTTCTAATAGACTGTGGAAGCGTGGGTGCGTCAGGTTAAAACCAATCACATAGGACTGCGCTAGTTTAATTGGCGTGTCTTTACCTAGTGATGCTTTCTCTGACTTCGGTGTAGCAATCGCTTGCTCCACAGCAAGTTCCTCTTTGAATGACTTGTAGTCAGCTCCGCGTACAGACAACCACTTGCGGAAGTGAGTGCGGTCTATCATCATCGTGCCTTTGTCGAATGGGTCAGCGGCAGACTTACGGAATACATCAAGGCGAACCCTAATGTCACCGCGTGGCATACGGCTGTAATCTGGCTGTGGCTTCTGCCCTGCTGTGTGCATGATAGTAACCTGTGCATCTGCACTGTCAGCCATGTATTCAGCGATGAGATCAAACGCATCGACTTGGTTTTCTTGGACAGTCCTGCGGATAGCACCAATCTGTGACAGTACCCACTCGGTTGCGTCTTGATACTTAAACTGGATGAGGTTCCAATCGTCAGCTAGCTTCATAGCTAGGTCAGCAAGAATGATTGACTGCTCCCAATAGCGTTCTTCACCGCTAAACTTTGCTTTATACTTTCTGTGGAAACTCTCTGAGGCTTCTGCAATAGCGGCAGTAATGCCTTCTTCGCCCATCTCTAGTAGGTTCTTGATAAAAACACGCCCTGCATGACCGTAGTTAGCGTGGATAGCGTCATAAATCTTCTTACCTGCGGTGCTATCTCTGGTGAATATAGGGCTTTGCGGCACAGTAATCTCTAGCAAACGAGCCATCTGTGCGTCTGTGTCTAGGCCAGAGGCTATCAACTTACTTTGCAGAGACTTGTTGGTAGATACTATGACAGGTGTAGCCCATGTCTTAGCGTCTCGTTCTTCAGCGTTGCGGTTCAATCGAGCCTTGTCTCTGCCTTGCGATACCCAATAGCAGAAGTCACCGACCTCTTTGTCGTTCATCATCGTGACTTCATCAATAGTCAGCGGAAGGTTAGCGTATGTGCCAAGTCGTGTGAACAAGCTGTTCTGTGTGTATTTAGCGGCAAAGTGTAGCTTGTCTGGGTTGCCCCATATGGACTGACCCCAATACTGAGCGAGTGTTTTGCCCCCACCAGTGGCTCCGTAGAGTGAGATAGTCAGACCCTTGAGTCCAGTAAAGTTATACAGTGGTGCAGAGAACGCCACCCCTAGCGCAAACATATGCGTCTTGAGGTCTGCCTTTTCCATGATCCCTGTTAGTGCCGACCAAGTTTCGAGCGTACCCTTTGTCTGGTACAACTCTCCCCCTTGTCTCTGTATACCTGATGATAGGTTTACTTGCTCCTCTGACACTGCCCCATTAGCGTCACGCCTAATAAGTGTGTCGCCTAAAACAAATGCCGTGTTCTTTTCTTTCCATCCCATCGTTGAGTAGAGGTTAGTCATGGCACGGATTTGTCTTAGTTCCTCCATATATGTTCGCATCATAAGTTGAAAATACTCCGTCTGCCGCTTGTTATAAAGGACAATACCTTGGTCTGCGATTGCCGTTGCAAACTCTCGGCTACCCTCTGCAAGATACGCTTGGCGTAGCATAATCTCTTGCCATCCCATGTGTGGTCTGTTCCAGTGGAAGCGGACAGTTTCATATCCTAACGACTCATCATAGCCATAACCCACTGGGTATGTATCGAACTTGCATACATCTATATCTGTATCGTCTATCGTTACTTTAATGCCATCTGCTGTACGCTTGAATGGCTTTGGCATAGGTATGGAGTTAGCTACTTTATCTAACGCCTCCTGTGGAAGAGCCACCTCTTGATACTGCACCCCAAGTCTGGCAGGTGAGCCGATTTTGCCTTTGAACTTACAGCCTCTACATCCATTCGGTCTGTCTGTTTCAAACTTCGCACATGTCGTCGGGCCAGTAGTGGACTCTTTCCAATGAACAAGTTTCTGTATGGTAGCTTTTTCATCATACGACGGATGCTGATTACTCCATTCTTTAGCTGTGGTCTCAGGGTCAACGCAGTGTGCCGCTACACCTATAAGGTCATACCATAGTGGCTCATCTACATCGGCTTGGTTGTTTATCGCCCACTCAATCTGCTTACACTTAGACGCTACTACAGAGCCAACGGCAGGTGGGAACTCTTGCTTCACCGCTAGATTGTCGAGCAACGTGTTGTCACGAGTGCGATCTATACTTGCTGCTGGCGCCGCCTTGAAGTAATAACTTAAGCAATCCTTCAGAGTAGAGACATCTACAGGATCAGCTTGCACAATAACTTGTACCTCTGCACCGCCTTTACGATTGTGCGTTCCAACTGGACGCAATACTCTTGCGCTGTCAGCAGGAACAGCAGGGTCAACCTCAAAGCCTTTAGCCACACATGCTTGCTTCATAGCTTCAGCTAGCGGCTTCCAGTCTTTGGGTTCTAGTTCTTCGTTGAATACCCAATACACATGCAAGCCATTGCCCGACTTAACAATCATTGGTTTGGGTAGCCTTAGTTCTGCAATGAATTTACCGAGCGCAGTCAGTCCATCCTTCCATGTAGGGAATGGTTTATCTGCTCCGCAATCCACATCTAGGGCGACTAGCTTAGTAGCCCTTACATTATCTTGTTTCCTGTTTCCTTTATTAGCAAATGCTGAAACAGCGAAATAAACATTCTTATCTGTCTGTACTTGGTCTAGTTTAAGACAGGCTGTAGCGAGTTCCTCTACCGTATCGAAAAAGCCTTGTTGTACTTTGCCTTCTGGGCTTATTAGTGTTGTTACATAGTACCCTTCGGACGGTAGAACTCGCTGAAGAAACTCCAACGTGTTCATATATGCCACCTTCATAGTTGCGGAAGGGGCTTGCGCCCCTCCCCTTTACCTTATTCTTCTTTGCCCAAAATCTCAAGAAGCCTTTGAAAACGATACTTCTGCTCAAGGGCTATGACCTCTGGTTGAGGCCACCCCTCAGACATTAGGCTAAGAAGTTTCCGTAGTATCTCACGAACTTTGTCATCGTTCTTCTGACGGATGGGCTTACCCTTTACCCATCCGTAATAAGTCATTCGTGATACTTCAAACAACTCAGCCATATTGCCTGTCGTCAGTAGCATGTGTTTCCGCAGGGCTTCCACTTTCGTGAAGTCTAGCGGTGGCACATTAGTCATCAGCTACATCCCCCACCAATGCGGCAATCTCAGCCGCTAAGTCATCGGCTTGCCCATTAGCCACAGGTGCGGCTTTAGGTTCTTCGACTACCTTTGGTTTCTCAGGGGCAGGATCAGCGGCTTTCTTAGCACCGAACCCTTTTACTGGAGCAGGTTCCTCTGCCTTAGGCTCTGGTGCAGGTGCAGGAGCAACAGGCTCAGCTTGCTTTTCGATTGCCGGTACTTCCGCAGGTTTGCTTGTGAGAGCAACTTCTCCTGTGATGACCTTCACCTCGTCAGTCCCAAACAACTTATCGACAGCGTTCTGTGTGTCCTCATCATTGAAGCCACCGAAAGAGAACTGTAATTTCGGGAACGATGCGTTGGTGTCAAACGAGATTTTAGTACGCACAATCTCAGGGGCGATGCCTCTTACTGACAACTCCTTCTGGTATGCGTTGAGACCTTTCAGTGCGGCAGGTGTAACTTGTAGTAGATACACTGCGCCTTCGGGGTCATCAGCCGCTACGATAGCAAGACGCTTCTGGTCAGCACAGGCTTTAATCTGTTGCCCTTGCGGTGTCACTTTAGAACCCCATGCGTTTTGCGGACAGCTAGCACAGAGGTCATTCTGTGGGTCAGTGCTGTCTACATGTGGGCTAACGCCATCAAGTGAGAAGCAGTCCGGTGCAGACGGTTCAGCATCAGGCGTCCATGCTTTTGCATACCATGTCTTTGATAGTCGTGGGTTAGCCCCAACGATGACAGCCTCCAACACATTGCTGTCAAGCACAGTCTCATTGCCATCTTCGACAATGCGGAAACGTGCGCCTTTAATAGATATGCGTGGGTAGCTATCAGCATTGCTTGACATGCCGCCCATCAATGACTGCGCTAGCGCAGACGGTTTACCAACTTTACTAGCCAAGTGTGCAGGTACTTGGATATTGGTAGGGATTAAATCACTCATAGTCATCTCCTAGTCTTCGACTTTAGTTACAGGTTTACGGACGTTTACATCAATGCGTGTTCCGTAATTCACGCCCGACGGTACTGCTTTATTTTGTTCGATGTAGCCCCGAACAGCAGTCTTACTGACTCGTTTCTCTAGCATGTCGTATGCCTCGTTCTCCTTGATAAAGTTTAGAACGGCATCCCAATCTGCTACATTTGCGTAGTCAGTGGTTGTGAGAAACGCAGTGCCATTGGCTGTCTTAAAAGATGTTACGCCATCAGCATCAGCTTTCTCTTTAATCCACGCTTCAAGTTTCGCCATCTTATCCTTGAGGTCTTTGACCTGATCTTTGATCTCAGCTTCAAGAGCCTCCTTCTTATTGCGATACTTGAGGTACGCTTCAATTACTTGGTCTACAGTTAGACTCATTTCGTCACCTCGTTTCTTGTTGTATCAAATCCAATAACAAACCTTGTAGTTTCTGCTTGTTCTTGAGCCGTTCATACATCCGATACTCAACTTCAGTACCTTCGATATGCACGACATTCGATACATGTTTCTTACCAATTCGCTCAATCCGACCATTCGCTTGAACATATTGTTCGTTGCTTGTTACTGGCCCATACCAGACAACCGTAGATGCGGCAGTCAAAGTTAGCCCATGAGCCATAGTCGCAGGATGAGCAACCAATACATGTGGCTCTTTAGCGTTCTGGAAGTTATGGAATATCTCGTTGCGTTTAGACGCGGATACCGCACCATTCACAACACCAACAGTCCAGTTCTTCTTTAGCTCTCGTTCCAACATGTGCAATGTGCCTGTTAGTGGCACGAATACAATTACTTTACCTCCTACTTCATCAATCACCTCCTTCACAGCGTTTACTCTTGGGGCGCAATCAAGTTCTATGTTGCGACCATCATCCCCATAGGCCACACCACATGCTATCTGAACAAGTTTCTGTAACTTGACCGCCTCATTGACAGCGGTGATAGTGCCTTCTTCTGCCATCTCTGTGACAAAATGTCGCAACATCTTCTGATAGTGTTCCTTTTGTTCCTTCGTCAGTTCGACTTTGCGTGTCTGGAATACTGTGTCTGGCAGGTCAAAACACTCATCTCTGGTGTATCGAACCGCAGGTTGCAGTATATGTTTGACAGTCTCCACTGACTCTGGTCTTGGTATCCACTTCCATTGACCAATCTTCATCATCACTTGCTCTCTGAAAGCAGTGTATGTCTTGGTACAGAAAGGGCTATCAACTAGCTTTGCCAAAGCCCATGCGTCTGTCGGGTCATTCGGTGTGGGTGTGCCTGTCATCATCCACAAACGTGTTGTGGTGTTACGACCCATCCAACGCCTCAGGATTTTGAAACGGTTTGTCGATGGGTTGCGGTAGACAGCCGCCTCATCCACGATAACTAAATCGAATTTATCTTGTGCTTCGTCAGCAATGATAGGGAAGCCATCGTGGTTGATGATATAAAAGTCAGCTTCCGTATTGATTAGCTTCTTACGCTTGGTAGCAGTGCCGTGTAAAGTTATACCCTTCCTGTGTGGGAAGCCCATGAATATACCGTCACCCCATACACGCTCAAGCGTAGACAATGGTGACACAATTAAACACTTCTTAACTGCACCCACTTCCATCAGGTAGTCAGCCGCCCATAGAGCAGACTGTGTTTTACCTGTGCCGATCTCATTCAAGACTAACGCCTTAGAGTTCATTGTCAGGAAAGCGGCAGTCATCTTCTGGTGTTCGTATGGTGTAAAGCGGCCAACCCAATCGTAATAATACAGGATAGGCGCAGGTGCTTGGATGCCCAAGTTACGCAACACCTTTACCTCATCAAGACGATGCGGTGTAACAACCAACTCCTTACCCTTAAAGTTAAAGGTCTTCGCAGTCGGTATTGTATCCAATACTTTGTTTGGGTGTGTAAGGTTTAGTGCTAAAGCCTTTGCTTGTTCAACAACTATCATCCTAACCACTCCCGAATAAACTGACGCACCTCATCAATGGTGTCAGCGTCATATACGAGAAAGCATTTGCCCCCTGCCATCTCTATCTCCTTCATTGCTTTTACCTGTAGTGCTGTAGGCTTCTTTGTCTTGTCAGCCTTGCACTCAATACCAATAAATCTCCCACCTATAATCGCAATCCTGTCTGGGATACCTGCTCTACCGAATGGCCCTGCTTGTGGGCTAAAGAACCAGATACCTTCTTGCTTTAACATCATGTCTAGTTTGCGTTTTATTTTACCTTCTGGGGTATTTGACATTATATTTACACACTTGTCAAGTTAGATTTGAGCGTAATCACACATATCTTTTGCAGGACAGAACCGACATAACCCACTTGGTTTGGCAGGCCAGTTTTCATGCTCCGCAGATTGGTAGATACGGTTAATCCTAGACAGCAAATTACTCCACATCTCGTCGGACTGTTCTCGACTAAACTCCTCAAAATCCATTGCCATGTCTTTGAGCCAGACGAATGAAGTCTTGATAGTCACGACCTCAGGGAAGTGCTTCCACACTTGCAAAGCGAACATCTCAAGCTGTGTAAAGTCTGGTCTTCGCTTGCCTGTTTTCCAGTCCACAACCACTGCCGTGTCACCCTTGAGTATCAAGACATCCAGTATGGATCGTAGCCATGCGTCATCCGCAAGCCAACTTGTTGGTGTAAGGTTCTCAGTCAGGGTCAGTTGACGCTCTGCGTGTAACTCTCCACCCCTAGCCATGTTCTCTACGGTCTTGCAGATAACCTCATACTTCTCAGCCTCGACTGGTAGAGGTGTGTTGTTTACTAGCCTCTGCTCCAAGAACTCATGGATACGCTCACCATATTTACTGGCTTCGCCACCTGTATCCTGCACCTCATTCGTTACTCGTTGATGGTAGTAACGCTTCGGGCAATTCTCATACAGCTTAATAGCTGAAAATGAATGTGCTAACTGCATTTGACCTCCATAGGTAAGCACCGTAAGGGCGGTGTTCGCCACTCACGGTAAGGTTTACTTTGCATCACCATAGTTATACCCCACGCCAGACTCGCAAGCAACAGGTAAGTCCTGCGCCCAACGAGGCGGCTTCGACATTTGTCTCTCAACAAATTCTCGTGCGATTGTCTGCTCTGTTTCCAGGGCCGTGATGATTACTTCGTCATGCACCTGAAACGCTACATGATATGACTGTCCGATTGCCGCCATCTGCTCGGCTACTACAATCCTAGCAAGGGCTTGAACAATGTTCTCTGTTACCTTGCCACCGTAGATGCGTGTCCAGTCAACCTTCACATCTCCACCAGACATCACGCGCAGTTGCGCTAACTTACGGTAGGTTCGGGCATCGTTAATATACTCAAACCCATCTGGTGTTTGCCGCAGTGCATGGTATTTAATACGCATACCATTTGGTAATAGTATACCCTCGTTGTCGTAGGGCAGTAGGTCAGTTATGTTTCCACTCCCACCTGCCACCATACCTGTAAGGGCGTGTCCGCACCTGTTCCATAGCGATACAATCTTGTGGTTCTTCTGGCGATACAGCCTTACAATACGCTCGGCTTCGTTCTCATCAACATCAACAGAGATACCACCTTGACCAAGTGCCAGAGTATTGCGGAACTTTGCCGCACCCATTCCGTAGCCAAGTCCCAAGATACATGTCTTGCCAACAAAGCGTTCTATCTTGTCAGCCTTAGTGACCTTGCGTCCGTAGACCTCAGAGGCGAACTCACTATATACATCTCGCCCTTCTCGGAAGGCTTGCACCAAGTCATCCTGTCCTGCAATGTAGGCAACCATCCTCGCTTCAATCTGTGATGAGTCACAAGCTATCATCACCTCACCGACTGGCGCAGTAAGCGCAGTGCGTATAGCACCGTTGCGTGGTAGGTTCTGTAGGTTCAGCTTGTCTCCACCAGAAAATCTTCCTGTGTGTGCGCCATAGTAATTAAGCATGATGGGCAAAGCACCACGAGCCGCAACCTTCATCAAATTTTCTGTGCGTGTTTCTTCGATGGTAGACTTAGTGCCTAGCCTTGCCGCCACTAAGTTCTGAACTCTAGGGTCAGGGTGTTCAAGCAGTGCTGTAAACTCCTTGTCAGTCTTGGCAAAAGCGAAAGTCTCCTTGCCTGTTCTAAGACTAACCTTCATAGGCGGTTCTACACCTACCGTTTGCAGTAGCTTTGCAAAGATTTGATTAGACATCAGTGCTTTCTTAACCTTCTCCTCACTCAAACCTTTGAGGGCTAGGTCTTGTATCAGCTTCTGCTTGTCGTCTTTAACTTTCTGCAAGTGCTGTGCAAGCACATCCGTGTCGAGGCGTATAGTCGGCTCGGTATACATCCGTATCGTTTGGTCAATGACCATCAACTCCGATACTGGAAAGCCTTTCTTCAGCTTCTTGAATAACTCATAGGTCAGGTCAACATCGTTGACGCAGTAAGAAGCATACCTGTCAAGTTCTTCTGGTGTGAAGTCCTTGCGGTGCTTGCCCATGTTGTTGAATACTTCGTCACCCTTCTGCCCTAGCTTGTAGTGAGAAGCGAGTGCCTTCAGTGAACCCCCAACAGTGGCATTGTGATAGGGTCTTGCCATAGACAGGGTATCGAACCAAAACTTAGGCTTGATACCGTAGTGCCATGACAAGATAGCCCCATCAAATGCGGTGTTGTGGGCAAGTATCGCCTTGTCAGAATAGTCTAACGAGTTAAGAAACTTACCCACATCACTGCCACTATACCAATCGGTTGGATAGTCGTTCACCTTGACGCATACACCTATCACCTCAAAGCGAGGGTCACGAACATAGGCTTCAGTCGTCATCTCAGACAACGAATATTGCCTGTCGTAATAGGTTTCAAAGTCAATGGTTACGATGTCCATGTTACAGACCCTGTCCTTCTGCCAGTGGTAGCTTTTCATCGGTCAAGTCTGCGTATTCGACGTTCTCTGTACCAATTTCTCCACCGCAAGCCATATAACCTGCGCCATCTACCCAGTTGTCTGCATGACATGGATTGTTTTTAGCACGAGATACCTTGACCAGTGTCATCATCAGAGCAACGTCACTTGCATCTAGTTCGTGATGCTTACCCTTGAGGTATGCGTTCCAGAGGTCAGCAATACAACCGAGGTTATCGGCCATAATGCCGTGTGTTTTCTCACGAGCATCTGTTGTCAGGCGTGTTGCCTCCTGTAGGATCTCAGCCCTACCCATAGGTTTAGGGAAATCATCAGGGCTGTTAGCCTTCTCGACTTCAGCTTCGATAACTTCCTTAGGTGTACCCACCTTCTTCATTAGTTTGAAAGTGTACCCATAAGACACACCAGTAGCCTTCGCTACTTCAGCAGGGCTAGCCAGTTTATTTTTGAGAAGGTATGCCCACACCTTCTCCGCTTTGGTTTTCTTCGGTCTTGCCATCTCTTTTACCTCCAAAGATGATTGTTAGCTTGTCCTTAGTTTCACTTATAATTTCCCACTCATAAGGACACTAAGTGAGCCATTCATAAAAATCATCATCCAGTTTCATCACCTCCCTGTAAAGTATACACTGCCACGCCTTTACCACAGTGTAAAGAATATTCGTTAGCGATAGCCACAGCCTGAGCCGCAGTAGCCCCCATGCCTAACGCTCCCATTGCATATTCTTTACCATGTCCAAAGGCCATCGGTGCTTGTAACCTTACAGGGGAATAAGTTCTCTTGCTTTCGTATCCGTGAAAGCCTTCGTAAACACACAGCCCTTCGTCATCTACAACGATTAACTGTGCCATTGATGGTGCAATATCCATGTCGTGTCTGGCTTGCCAGTTACATCCACCGACAAACCAATCTCTCAACTGGATGATGTATCCTAGTATGCCAACGCCTGTGACTATACAAATCTTACCAGTCTCAGGGTGCGTAACATACCAAGCCTTGTCTGACTCCCATTTCATAGAGCCATCGTTAGCCTGTCTATCTGTAGCGAGTGACTCGCCATCCCATACAATCACTGTCATTCTTCACTCCTATGCCATGAGTCTGTATGAAGCCATCCCCTCATGGGATACCAAAGCGAAACCCCTTGATATAACTCGCACTTCTTATTGACGCATTGCCTGACACTAAAGGCTTTCATGTGTTTGAATGGGCCTTTACCCCAATGCGTATGCTTGGTCATCTCACCGCACTTAGTGCAGTCTGGGTGTTTCGCTTTGATAAACTTCATTACTTCTCTGACTCGAATACATCGAACCGTCTACGCAGTTCGATACTGTTGTTGTTGCAGACATAGTCTAGGGCTTTGAGAACATCGCTACCCTCAGGCTTGTTACTCATGTAGTAGCCTGTCGATGTCGTCTGAGCCAGACCTTTGAGAAGTTCTTGTGGGAACTCGTTGTAGCGGATGCTATGTTCGAGCAAGTCTAGCCATTGCTTTGACTCCCACTGTGGTTGCTGCCAATCCCATCGGTTAGTCTGGTTGCGCTCTGACCACATCTCATCAATGATGCCATCGAAAGCATGGACTCTGACACGAGCCTTGATACCACGCTTGAAGTTAGCCAATGCTCTGCGCCATTGCTTGCGCTCCTCTGGTTTCTCGATTAGCTTTATATCTGGCTGTGGATTGAGACACTCACCGTTCACAATGTCGAACTCAATACCTTCAAAGTAGTAGGCTTGTTGTTTCATCACTGGGGTGTAGTATCCGTATGCTGACATTGACCCATTAGAGTATCTGTAGTTATAGGTTTCCTCGTTGTCCTTAGCTCCCATCTCGTTCATGCGCTTGATTACAAGTTGAGTGCCTGCGATACGATATAAACCCTTGCGGTGTCGCATCATTGTGAATGGTAGCCAACGGTGTAACGAGGACACTAAGGTCTGAGCCTGACCGTATACAGACTCGGCAGGGGCAACAAACGTCAACCTGTTGTCAGGCGACAGCCGACATAAATCGACTGAGCCATAGCCTGTCATCTTGAATAGGAAGTCATCACCTTCCTTGAACATTCTTAGCCAACCAGTTACAGGCTTACCCTTTGCAGGGCTACGCACCTTAGACCAGAGACTATCTGCCTGTTGATAGTTTAAGATGGTGCGATGTTGTGGTTTTAACCAACTCATTATTAACTCCTTATCGTGTCAGTTTGGAAAATGTTACAGCCGCAGTCATGCTGTTGAGATCAACACCAATCTCATCGGTGTCTTTCTTCTTACGCTCGACAATCTTCTTGTGTCGCTCTTTGGTGTCATCGTCTAGCAAATCCCATAGAGCAGGCCATGCTTTGAGTGCAGGTGCTAACGTGGAATATGTTTCCATGAGTTTGTTTACACCTTCAAGGAAAGCCTTTTGTTTAGCTTCCTGCTCGAATATGCCACGCACATACTCTTTGAACTCAGGGACTAGCCACGCCCACCGACTATCGTTGTAGTCAGCAGTGCCTGTCCGCCAACTATTCTTGTAGCCAGTGATACTCTCATCGAATTTAACAGGCCAACGCATAGTCTTGCTGAACTCTAGCCGAACCTCATCACATTTGTATGCGTCTTGCTTATGGCAACCAGTCTGGAATACATCATCAGGTGCATTGTGGAATCCCATGAACTCAATGGAATCCTTACTGTCCATCACATAGTCAGGAAGTGCATTGAACTTAGCGATGTCATCAGCAGGGAAGAAGGACTGATACATCTTATCAGCCCAGTGTGAAGGCACATCCGCCTTAGCCTTGTCGATGTTCTGCTTGAACATCAACTTAGCATTGGTGCGGATTGTGTCTTTAAGTGTGTCGGAAAATCTTACAGTAGCCATTGTTATACCTCCATCTTTACTACTTCACCGAATGGTGCTTCATCACTGTGAGTAGATACCCACAGCACAGGATATTCTGGTGCGTCACCGAAGTCGTTACAGCACAGGTCAGTCAGGAACACACAAGCGACAGGGTTAATATCCTTGTCACGCATGAACTGAAAGACTGGACTGAACGCAGTGCCACCACCGCCATGTGGTTTGATTACAGGTGCTTCACCCTGCTCATACGCATCATAGTGGGATACTTCAGAGTCGAAGTAGATGATGTGTAACTTGAGAGGATGATGGTCTTGCTGAACCTTGACAATCTCTGCGGCATACTGGTTGATTTCATCTTGCCCAATCGAACCAGAGCAGTCCACACAGAACGCCATTTCACCAAGAGCCTCGCCTGTAATGCTTGGCAGATACATACCTTGCTGTATGAACCTGCGGTTAGGTCTTGCAAATGAACGGTCATCAGTGCGTTGCTTGATGACAAAGTTCTGAAGCACATCAGCCCAATGAACCTTAGGCTGTAGTATGTCATCGACCATGCGCTCAAGACCTGCGCTCATCTTGCCCATCATCTTGGCGGCTTGTGCCGCTTGAGCAACCTTTACCTTCCACTCTGCCGCCTGTTGTTCTAGTTCGGCAGGTGAACCCTCGCCATCTTGACAGTCATCAAGTGGGTCATTGTCACCGTCTTGAGTATCGGGCAGGATATTGTAGATGCCATCACTTGTGCCATTACCTGCATTGTAAATGTCATCACTGAGCAGACCACAGTCAGGCATCTTGCCAATGTGTTCGTCTACCAACAGTTTGTTGATGACATAATCTGCCGCTTGATTCCACTTACGAGGGTCACGGCTTTGTCTGCGGAAGTTATGCTCCAACATAGGGTGCATACATTCGTGAGCGATGAGGAACTTTAGCTCCTCATCATTCAACGCTTCACAGAAATCAGGATTAAAGACGACCTGCTTGCCGTTAGTTGCGGCAGTAGGAACATCTTCACATATCTTGAACGGCATATTCATGGCAACATTGCCGATGAACGGATGCTCAAGAACCAATGCAGTCTTGGCTTTGCTGAGTCGTTTAGTCAGTTCCATTGTCATCCTCCTGTGACTCTTTAATGTCCTTATCAATCTCGGCTAGCAAACTAAGCGCAGTGCCTAGCGGCATATACTCAAGCACTAAGGCAATGAGTGAGTGCGTAGGCATCTCGTGCATACGGTCATGCCAGACATTCATAGCAGACTTGCGTGTCTGCCATAGTTTCTCGATTTCATCTAAGGTCATTAGTTACTCCCCATAAATGCACCCATACGCTTCATAATATCGTTGGCTTCAGCCGCTTTGTTACGGCGTAAGTCAGGGTCATTACGAAGTGCATCGGGGTGGTGTTTAGTCAGCGATTGCTCCACCTCAAGACGCATAGCCTCAAGGTTAGGATCATCAGTGAAGTTCAGTCTCGACAGGACAGAACATATTTCTCTGGTATTCTCGACCAGAGTGTCACGGAATACAGCCGCAGGGTCAGCAAGTTTCTCAGCCATGTGCTGAACTCGCTCATGCAGTCGCTTCCATGCCTCATCCATTGCACTCTGAGCCGCGTCTTGAACTCGTGCTTCAACATCGGAAGTGATACGAGCAAGTTCCTCATCGGCAATATCGACACGGAAGTCACCGCTTGGCACAGGCATAATCGCCATGTCCATGTTGAACTTGGAAGCAATCTCATCTTTGGATGGATAGTCCGTGTCACTGTATAGATTGCCTAGCAATCGCTGAGCGTCAAACTTGAGCGACTCATACTCAGCCAAGAATTGATTGACAATCATCTGCCATTCATACTTTTCCTTGCGGAACTCATTCATAAAGGCAAGATAGTTTGCGCTTGGCAATATCTGAGTGCCATCAATACCCCACGGTAGGGTATTGGCGTAGTATTTCTTGCGGATAAGCGTAGACTTCTGGTGAACATTGGACAGAAAGTCATTCATGGGAAGCAGAGACTTGTTGTATCTACCTGCCGCATTGACCGCAGAGTTTGCAGAGGCCACCTGTTCGGTGGCTCTCTTGTCGTATTTACGAGCAGTCCATTGTGAGATGGACAGCTGAACGAGTAATGCTTTGTCTGATAGTTTCATAGTTACCTCCGTATTAGAACAAGACATCTTGATGGTTGATTGCCCACTTAGTGAACGCTTGCGTCGAAGCCAATTCTGGTTTCTTACGAGCCGCATACGACACCGATAAGACAGAGAACTCAGGGGGCATACGCTCTGCATAAGTGCAGACACGCTCAAAGTTACTCTCAGTTGCTCGCTCTGCGATTGCACCAGACAGTGCATACAGAGTAGCAGGGTCATCAGGAACCTCAGCAGTAGTAGGGTTCATAATGATATTGTCGGGGTTAGGAAGTTTGCGATAGATGCGGACAAAGCCCACAAATTCTGCCGCCGCACCTTCACCTACAGCACCCTTGAAGCACTCGTATTCAGCATCGGGACTGACTACGCCAAGCACTGCGCTCACACCCTCGACCCATGAACGAGGCGTTGGATTCTGGTCACGCTGAGGATCGAAATCATGTAGCAGATTAGGACGGAAGCGAATGAACGACACTACCTCAGGGGCTACATCGTTCTCAATCATCCACTTGGTTGAGTCATCAAGGTGAGTGTCAAGTTCGATGACAGTCTCACGGTTAGCAAGGTGAGATAGAACACGGTTAGCACCTGCTCTGTCCTCTTGTCTGTTGCCAGTAGAGATGACCATCCACCCTGCTTTGAGTGGCACACCATGCAATGTTCTAGCCTGTTGAATATTGGCTAGCACTTTCTGCAAGTCATTACCTGCTTGGTTACGGTCATCGAAGCAGAGAATACCCTCGTCAGGTATATCATCCCGACCTTCAGCGGGATACCATTCGGGTATCTTGTAGCCAAACTTATCGCTAGCAGTGGCAACATCGGGGATACCGAAGTCCTCTACAAGCATGGTTGGCATATGCTTCTCGATGTAGCCAATGTCCATCTCCTGAGAAGCAGTTCTCACGAGTGTTGTCTTACCGCCACCTGGAGCGCCGATGATAGACAAGGCTCGTTTAGTAGGAAATAAATCCTTAATTGTTTGTTTTACAAGTTCGGCTCGCATTACATTACCTCCCGATGAGCGTTGAATTTGTGATGGTCAGGGCCAAAGGACACCTTCATGTCCTTAGTGCGGACAGCCTTAGCGGCTCCCTTATGGCTGAAGAATAATGGCTTACCATCATCTCCAGTTACGATTGCTCCACTCTTAATGTATCGAAGCATAAAGAGTTTCAGTGCGGACTTATTCATGGTTAGTTACTCCTTCCCATATGTGTGTTAAAGTTACGCATGAGTTCGTTTCAGTCCACAACGACTCATCCCATGTCTCACACCCCAACATGAAGTTGATTAGTGTGAAAGCGATAAGAAAGCCTACCGCTACGCATAGCAGTAGCCCTCCGATTATTTCGAGAGCCTTCCTCACTGGAATAGCCCCCATCCAAAGTGGATGTCTAAGTAAGACACTAACGCCGAAGCGATAATGCAATACAGAATCCACATGAACTTAGTGCTGAGTTTCATCGGACATTACCTCCCTTGTTATTGATACCTTTCAAATCCTCAGGATTAGTGAAAAGCATATAGTTGGATTTGTGCATTGGGGCGACAGTGTATACACGCTTCCGTGCTATAACCTCACCGCAGACTAGACAGGTGTCATAACCCAATGCTGAACGGCGAGGATGAACCTCGCCGCTACAACGAACACACTCAACGACTGACATACATCCACCCCCTCTTAGAACAGTTGGTTATGTGCCACTCGACAGGCTTGGCATACTCAGCAGGTGTCAAGTTCCACACTAGGAACCCACCTGTAAAGTAGCCGTATATACCCGACTGAGTTTGGGACAAGTAAACTTTCTGCATAAAGACCTCACTAGATTGCATGATTAGAGAACACAAAAAGGGAACGCCACTTAGTGACGCTCCCTGATTAACATTACAGCAGGACAATATTGTCATCCGCTTTCTTGATGTGTCTAACTTCACCTGCAATGGTGACTTTAGGCTTGCCCCATTTACCAACGCCTAGAGTAGCGACATCACCACGGTCAATAGCGTCCTTAACTTTGGATTGAGGAAGCGCTTTAGACTCACGGTCTAGTTCTTGGTTTACATTGGGGATGTAAAAGTCCCAACGATTAAACGCCGCTTTAGGGTTGGAATCACAGAACGCCATAGCAGACGCTACAAGTTCCATGATATTGGTGGCGTTATACTTGCCATCATCAGAGGGTTGCAGATAAAGCAAACCAGTAGATTTGTTGAACGCCAGATTAAGATTACCTTCATAAGTTTTAGCCATGTGACTAACCTCCAGTTTAAAAGTTACAATAAAACTCTCTAAGAGAGCCGCCCCAAGGGACAGCCCAAACTTTACGCCGACCTGCTCGGTTTGTCAAGTTTGCCCCCCGTTTATAGACTGAATGCAAGTATATAGATTTCTTTAGAGTAGGCGGCGGCGTTTCAAAGAGTATCTACTGACAATAGATACTGAGAAGATGAGTATAATCAAGGGGTTAAGTGTCAGGTATCTAAACTATCTAGTTATTTTGGGATAATGTGGCGCTACGCGCAAATCATAATATTCCGCAACAATTAAGTTTAGGAAAGGGTATATGAAAAAAAACTATATAATTTAGATAGTTTAGATAGTAATACTATACATATGGCTCTGGATATACCGATTTCTATGGTTTTTCTATCAAGATGTTGTATAGTTTGGCTATCTAAAACCCCACATATAGCGTCAAGTTTAAACTAGATAGTATAGATACCTCTAAAACCTGACATTAGAGTGTGCCGTAACCCCCCGAGCAATGGGGGGATATATATCCTAGACATAAACTTTACACAAAAAGAAAGGGAGCCTTGCGACTCCCTCCCAGTTATTTCCAGTATTGGTTCAGTATCAGTGCGCCCATTCCAAAACTTACACACCCAATCAGGCTTATCAGGAACCAAATAACCAATTCGATACCTACTATTGAGTCATCTGCTTCGATTGTGCCCACGCCTGCCATCATCAAAAAGAATCCTGCAAAGCAAATCATTCCACCAACATATTTCATAGTTACCTCCATTAGTTTGATGGGTGGTTCGGGGAGGCTTGCGCCTCCCCTCCCCTGTGCTGTTATTGTTCCGAGATGTTTACCAAGTGTTTTGGTATTTTCACATCGTGGATCAATGTGAGATATAAGGCTCGGGCTGCGCCCTCTGTCTTATACCAGCGGAAGTAAAGGGTTCCATACTCAACCCAGTCAACGCGGAAGCGTCTTAGCTTTTCTACTTTCATAGTCAATTCTCCGGTAGAAGGGCTGGGGCTTGCGCCCCAGCCGGTTGAGTTAAAGCAGAACGATGTTGTCGTTTTGCTTGGCGGATGGTGCTTCAGGGTTCACCATGTCGAGACGTGGTTTGCCCCATTTGCCAGCCTTGATGACCGGCTTGAAGCCCGCTTTCGCAGCTTTCTGCAGCTCGGACGCTTTCAGATTTTCGCCTTCGGCGAGTTCCTGATTGACGCCCTTGATGTAAAAGCTCCAGCGGTCGAGTTCTGCCTTGTGCTTTTTAGCACCAGTCAGGATTGTCTCGACTAACCATTCGGCTGACTCAGCGGTATAATTACCGTTGGTAGCCTTGGCTAGGCTGATTACACCAGTTTCAGTATTCAAGCGAATATTGAAACGCCCCTCGAAGATACGTGTTGTCATAACACACTCCTGTAATACCCACATTGTCAAATAGCGTTGGCGGGTGTGGGAAGCCCCGCTTCCGCCGCGCCGCTGGTCATCAGCGACAACTTCATTAAGGCATAACTATGCAGGATTGTCAAGTTAGGGCACTTTCGGGGCTTTTGCGCCAGTTTGGGCGCGTCGCGTCGCGTGCGCTTGCGCTAGGCAAGAGGGGGGGCACATGGATTATTTTTTTGACCCCCCCGCCTATATAAGTAAACCTCACATAACAAGACCTGCTAAAATGAAGGTGTAAAGTTTACTGCGTGCTTGACAGCATCGTAATTTTGGAATTAGATTTGGTTCATGGATACATTACCGCTTAAACACACGAAATGGTCTGACCGCTTAGCCTTCGACATGGCGCTTATGTTAGAAGGTAGCGGCGAGACTTTGGATGAGGTTAAGGATCGGCACAGCGTAACCGCGTCCGATCTCTTAGTATTCAACAAGGACAAAGTCTTTCTTAAGAAGGTTGAGTCTTACCGCGAAGAAGTTCGTGAGAAAGGCATGACATTCAAACTTAAGGCCCGAGCACAGGCGGAAGAACTTCTGACAACAAGTTGGACGTTAATCCACAGCCCTGATGTTTCAGCCGCAGTAAAAGCCGACCTGATTAAATCCACGGTAAAGTGGGGCGGGTTAGAACCTAAAAACGAAGTAAGTGCGGAGGGAGCAGGTGGCGGAGTTAAAATTACAATTAACCTCGGAGGTCAAGACCACACAGCGAGTGTCATTGATCACGAACCTATTGACGAAATTCACCCAGATGCACAAGGGGCAGAAGCTGGCCACCTTCTCGACGCTGGAGGAATGTGAGCGTGTATCGCAAGTTCTCACGGGACTGGGTGTACAGTACAAGCAGAAGATTCGGAGAAAGAAGAGTATTACAGAACCTTACGCAATCGTACTTCTCGATGATCCGGAACTTCTGCTTGCCTATAAAGAACAGGGTGAAAGATGCCCACACTGCGGGGATGAGACAGCAGACTACAAGTGGTGTAAGTATTGTGGGGATATAACAGCGTTAGATGAGTACGAGGACAATGCAAGAAAGATGGGCTGGCCAGGGTAAGTCGGCAGCTGATATGACTGCGGAGGAGTTTAAGCAGGAGTTGCAGCGTATCAGACAGAACGCGCTGCATATAGATTCTGTAGTTGGTAAACGGCAAGACCGCAGCTACATGAATCAGAAAAGGGGTAAAGCGATTGGGTTTGGACATTAACTTTACGCCGTCTAAGACTGCGGCAAAATTTATGAACTCAGACGCGAAGATGCGCGTACTGATGGGGCCGGTTGGGTCTGGTAAGTCTGTGGCCAGTTGTTTTGAGATTGTGCGTCGCGCAAGTGCGCAGGAGCCGAACGAACAAGGCATACGCAAGACAAGATGTGCTGTTGTGCGTGAGACTGTGCGGCAGCTGACAGATACTACGATTAAAACGTTTCTGGACTGGTTCCCGCCAGGGCCGTGCGGAAACTTTATGCGTACGACCAAAACTTATTTCTTTAAGGTAGGCGATGTCGAGTGCGAGATTATGTTTCGTGCGCTCGATGATGCAGACGATGTGGCTAACCTGAACTCTCTCGAACTTACCTTTGCATGGTTTAACGAATGTAGAGATATTAACTCTGAGATCGTAGATGCGATGTCTAAACGTATCGGACGTTTTCCTTCGAAGAAGGACGGCGGGCCGACATGGTTTGGTATGTGGGGCGACACTAACCCCCCGACTATGGACACATGGTGGTATTATCAGATGGAAGGGCTTGATGCTAAAGACGGCGTCAGCCCTAACGACAATGGGTGGGATGTATTCAAGCAGCCCTCCGGACGAAGCATATATGCAGAAAATGTGGAGAACCTACCAGATGGATATTATGACACCCAAGGGCGTAGCGAAGAATATATCAGAGTATTCATTGACGGAGAATACGGACTCAGCTCAGCTGGACAGCCTGTCTACAAGTATTTCAGACCGGACTATCACATGGCTGATGAGAGCCTTAATCCTATTCTCAATGGGGTGCGTCCTATTGTTGTTGGTATGGATTTGGGGTTGACACCGGCTGCGGTTATAGGGCAACAAGACCCTCGCGGGCGGGTGCTAGTCCTCGATGAGGCAGTGTCTTTCGATATGGGGATTCAGCGTTTCGTCCGCACCATTCTCAAACCTTTGATCTACGAACGCTTTCCTGGTGCACCAATACTTGTTGTCACAGACCCAGCAGGCATACAACGGGCGCAGACCGATGAACGCAGCGCTGTTGATATAATAAAAGCTGAAGGTTTCCGCGTTATCCCTGCCAAAACAAACAATGTCTCGGCTCGTCTTTCCGCAGTGGACGATTTCCTTATGAGACATGTTGATGGTGATAGCGCTTTTTTACTTGACCCAAAGTGTACACAGCTGAAAGCTGCTATGATGGGCGGGTATCGTTTCCACCATAAAAACGGGACGATTGACAAAAATAACCACTCTCATGTTGCAGAAGCGTTACAATACTTCATGTTACATGTCGCTACAGCGGGAGAGGGAGCTATGGTGAATATGCGCCGTGAGGTCAAAAGGGTTGCAGCAGCAGGTTGGACTTGATATGGTATCATTGTCATCTCGAGACACCTTCATTGTTAACTTACCTCAGTACCCTCTACGGATTGCCCCCGTAGGGGGTATTTTTTAATTGACTTGCGTTAGAACCTGTTGCCATGTATAAATCTAAGTATGTGTAATGTAGGAGTGTAAACATGCACAAAGGTATGCCATGCAGCTGCGGAAAACCTTACACTGTCTACTCGGATAATCCGAAGATGGACACCAGCGGTATGGCGCAACGAAAAGTGCGTGAATATAGAAGCGGCGGTTATGTATACTCCGATAAGAATGATCCAGACACCATGATGGAAACGGATGATATGGATAAAGAGGAGGACATCTAGTGGCTAAAGTTATCGACACACGAGATAAATCAGGTCGCGGCCTTAAGTACACAGCGTACGATACTAAACTTGTTGACTACGCTAAAGCTCCTACAACTGCGTTAGACAACAAGTTTAAGATTGGCAAACCTAAGACTTTAGAAAAACCTGGCGACATACAGTATTTCGGTGATGAGTTTAAAGCCGAAGCTGAAAAACTAGCTGAACAACGTATGGCAGCATACCGACGTCGCCAAACAAATGAGTACATTAAAACAGGTGCTAAAGCTCCTGGTGATAGAATTAGTGAAGCTACATCTGGTGTTAAGATCGGCCAGCTGCGCGGAGAAGGTTTTACCCAGGCGCAAATGGCTGGGCGTCAAGCACAGCGAGGAAGTTTAGTCGATCAGGCTAGGTCTAACCTTATTGCTACCGGCGCGACTACACCTACAAGCAACCTACGTGTAGCGGGCAAAAGGTTTCAGTCTTTAGCTGGCACAGCTGCGGAAGGACTTACAACTTTCCGCACTAACAGAGATAAAGAGGAGCTGAGCTAGTGTCTGAGTACAATAAGATCGGCGGTTTTAATAATAATCCTTTTCCTAAATTGATTAGTCAGGCTAAAGGTTATTTCTTTGGCGCAGGTTCGGCACAAGCCGGAACACCGCAAAAAGTAGTAAAATCTAGTAAGACTTACCGGAAAGTTGTTAAACCTGCGGCGCCAAAACCACAGCTGCAGTATGATACAAAGCCAAAGGCAAACAAACCTTGGTATCAGGAGATTTTTGACTGATGTTACGCGTCGTAGACAATGCCACTCTCCGCAAGATGGAGAAAGCTGCTGTAGATAAAGAGCTAGCTGCTCGCCAGAACAATAAAGTAGTTCTGGGCCTTACAGCACATTTGCGGGCATGCTGGGACGCAGCAAGGCAGGCTAAGAAGCCTATTGAAAATATTATGCTTCGTGCATTACGCCAGCGTAACGGGCAGTATGAAGCAGATAAATTAAAACAGATTCACGAACAGGGCGGCTCAGACATCTATATGATGGTCACTGAGGTAAAGTGCCGTGCCGCTGAAAGCTGGCTACGAGACATTTTGCTAGATACAGGTACCCCACCTTGGGACTTAAACCCTACCCCAATCCCCGATCTATCGCCCGAACAAACTATAGAGCTGCAAAACGCGTTCGCAACGGTAGTGACTCGGATTGTAGAAAACGAAGGTCGTGCGCCCACTCCTGATGAGATGATAGAACTCAAGGAGATGGTAGGCCAAGAGTATAGGTTTAAGCTGTTAGAAGCTGCAGATAACCGTGCGCAGAAGATGAAAGTAAAGATTTCTGACCAGTTTGCACAAGGCGGGTGGTCTGAATCTTTCAACGAATTTATTACTGATCTAGTAACTTACCCGTGTGCTTTTATCAAAGGGCCAGTGGTTCGCAGGCAGCGTAAGCTGGGCTGGGGCCGTGGCTCTGACGGTAAGACCGTAGTTGAAGCTACAGAGACTATTGCGCCTGAATTTGAGCGTGTTGATCCGTTTAGGATTTACCCCGAGCCAGGAATTTCGAACATTAACGAAGGCTATATCTTCGAACACCATCCGCTAAGCAGAACAGAACTAGCCGATCTTATCGGTGTTCCTGGCTATGACGACGATGCTATCCGTAAAGTATTGGAGGTTGGCAACGGTTCGTCATGGATTAACGAGGATGTAGAGCTTATTAAAGACGAAGAGGAACGAAAGTTCCATTCGTTTAACCGTCCTACTGAGGTCTATGACGCTCTGGAGTTCTGGGGTAAGGTCACAGGCAAAATGCTTATTGAGTGGGGCATTGACGAAGAAGAGATCGAAGAAGAGCATCGTGAATATGACGCTAATGTCTGGATTGTTGGTAATTACGTCATTAAGGCGATTCTCAACTACGACCCGCTAGGAGAGAAGCCTTATGCTAAAACATCTTTCATTAAGCGCCCTGGCTCATTCTGGGGTAGCGGCATACCGGAAATTATTGAAGATATTCAAAACGTTTGTAACGCGGCTGCGCGTGCTCTGGTTAACAACATGGGTATCTCTAGTGGCCCTCAAGTTGAAGTTAATCTCGAGCGTATCCCGCCGAATGAAGACATTACGCAGCTACATCCTTGGAAAATTTGGCAAGTAACAAACGACCCTCTAGGGTCTAGTTCTCCGGCTGTGCGGTTTACGCAGCCTGACGACAATGCAAACACACTACTTGGTGTGTATGACAAGTTTAGTAAACTAGCAGACGATCATTCAGGAATACCTTCCTATGTGTATGGCGACCTTAACGTCCAGGGGGCGGGGCGCACATCGTCCGGTCTATCCATGCTTATGGGGGCTGCTGGTAAAGGTATACGTCAAGTTGTGATGCACATTGACAGCGATGTAATTAAACCCGTTGTACATCGGCAGTTCGTTTATAATATGCGCTACGACGATGACGAAACAATTAAAGGCGATGTTGAGATCATGCCAAAAGGCTCGATCAACCTTGCAGTTAAAGAGACTGTCAACATCCGCCGTCTTGAGTTTCTTAGCGCAACCGCCAATCAGATCGACATGGAGATCGTTGGTAAGGATGGCCGCGCCGCGATTCTTCGTGAAGTGGCTAAAGGGTTGCAAATGCCTGTGGACGACATCGTTCCGTCTAGGGAAAAAGAAGGGTATATGAACCGTGTATCTGCTCGGATGCAGTTGGAGGCCGCAAAAGCCGACCAGCAAACATCAGTTGGCAATCCGGAATCATTACCTGACGGAAGCCCAAAAGGTGGACAAGATGCAAACACAGTTAGTAACCGCGACACAGGAGCAGCAGGATGATCCGGCCTACTCCTGAAGTTACTAAGGCACTAGCCGCAAGTGTGCGCCAATATCCAGTGATAGCTGAATGGCTACAGGAATGGCGTATGCACGAGTTAGAGCAGCTACCCAACGTCGCACAGAATACGGCACTTGCACAGGGGCGGTGTCAAATTCTGTCAGAGCTTACGAAGTATATAGAACAGTCCCCTGAGATAGCGGCAAAGTCACAATGACAGCTGCTAATTACGCACACCGATAGGAGCGTTCAACATGGTATTACCAAAGCAAGTTCAGATGCAGTCTGAGGCAGTACAGGAACTATACAAAGAACTTAACGGCGACACTGAGGCACAGGCACCTGCCGAGGCCGAAGCAGAAGTTGTTGAGGGACAGGTAGAGGAGGCTGTAGCCGACAGTGTAACAGAGCAAGCACCCCAGTCTGGTACCGAGGAGCAAGGACAGCCGGACACCAAGACGAAAGATTCTTGGGAGCAGAAGTATAAAACGTTGCAAGGTATGTACAACGCAGAGGTTCCAAAGCTAACCGCGCAGAACCGTGAGTTGTCATCCCGTGTTTCTCAAATGGAAGAGTTGCTTAGCAATCTTTCTAATCAACCAGTACAACAGGCGCCTATGTCTAATGATCCTTTGATTACGGACAAAGATGTCCAAGAGTATGGTGATTCGATTGATGTTATGCGGCGTGCTGCAAGAGAAGAGTTAGCTCAGTCTAACGCTCGCGTAGCCCAGCTTGAGCAAACAATTCGGCAGTTGCAAACCAGCGTCGTACCACAGGTACAACAAATGTCGCATAGGCAAGCACAATCAGCTGAGCAAGCGTTTTGGTCGGAACTCTCAAGCCAAGTACCAAATTGGAACGACATCAACGACAACCAAGATTTTCAGTCTTGGCTGTTAGAAGTTGATCCACTTACCGGTATTACTCGGCAAACGTATCTGGAAGACGCACAAAGTCAACTAGATGTAAATCGCGTGGCGAGATTCTTTCAATCGTGGCCAGGGGCTAATAGTACGCCAGTTGCTCAAACCAGTCGGAAGGCTCAGACTTCTCAGTTGGAGAAGCAGGTTGCGCCAGGGCGGGGTCGCTCTAGTGCTTCTGCAATGCCATCTGAGGGCCAAACGTATTCACCGGATGACATCAAAGGTTTCTTTGAGGCTGTCCGCAAAGGTAAATACAAAGGCCGTGAGGATGAGCGTGGCCGAATAGAACGTGACATTTTCGCAGCCCAGCGAGAAGGTCGCATAGTCACTGCATAATTAGAAGGAGGCTATCATGGCTTTTGCAGTATCATCAGGTCGTCCGGACTATTCCGGCAACTTTATCCCTGAGATTTGGTCGGGCAAACTCATCGAGAATTTCTACGATGCGACTGTCCTGTCCGCAATCTCTAACACTGACTACGAAGGTGAGATTCGTAACATGGGTGATACGGTTAACATCCGTACTACTCCAGAAATCACCATCAAAACCTACGTTAAGGGTCAGACTCTTGCAGTCGAAAACCCTGACAAGGCTAAGCTGCAGCTCGTAATCGACAAAGGCGAATACTTCGCTTGCGTTGAAGACGACGTTGATCAGGTTCAGTCTGACATTGCACTGATGGATCAGTGGTCTAAAGACGCTTCCGAGCGTATGAAGATCAAGATCGACGAGCGCGTTCTGACTGACATCCTGACCGATGTGTCCGCAAATAACAAAGGTGCATCAGCTGGTCGTATCTCCGGCAACCTAAACATGGGTGTAGCCGGTACTCCACTATCTCTAACAAAGTCTAATGTCATCGACTCTATTGTTGATGCGGGCACTGTGTTGGACGAGGCTAACTGTCCTGAACAGGATCGTTTCCTTGTTATCCCAGCTAAGATGGCTGGTCTTATCAAGCAATCTGACTTGAAAGACGCATCTATCACTGGTGACAGCCAGTCTCCACTCCGCAATGGTCGTCTTGGCATGATTGACCGCTTCACAGTTTATGTGTCTCACAACCTGTATAAGTCAGGTTCTGAGTTCAGCTGTATTGCTGGTCATAAGATGGGCTTCACTTTTGCATCTCAGATGACAAATATGGAAACCATCCGTTCAGAGACAACTTTCGGCAACATTATCCGTGGTTTGCAAGTTTATGGCTATAAAGTAGTTAAGCCAGAAGCTCTCGCAACTATGGTTGTCAGCGTATAAGGAGAGACGATCATGGCTACTTATAATGACGGTAAAGGCTATAACATGGGAACAGGTTCCGCGCACGTTGCTGCGGGGATCAACCGTGTTTCAGCCGTTTCTGTAACCCTAGACTTCGCGGCTATCACGACTGCTCGTGCGGCTGCAGGTCTTACTGCGCTAGCAGCGACTGACGTTTTGGAAGTTATCAAGATTCCAGCAAACACGCTGGTTACTTCGGTAGCTCTTAATGTCACCACTGCTGAAGGCGGCACTCTGACAATCGACGTTGGCGACGGCGCCGATCCAGATGGCTACCTTGACGGCGTAAACGCTAACACGACGGCTGCTTACATTACGACTCCGTCAGCAGGTACTCCTACTGGCTTGGCGTCAGGTAAGTATTACACTGCAGCAGATACGATTGATGTGACTACTGTTAACGCAGCAGACGCAGCAGTTATGACGCTGACAGTTGTAATGGTTGACTGTTCGTAAACTAAAGGGGCGGGGGGCTTTGGCCCCCTTCCCTGCTTTAGGAGGCAGATATGGCTAAGCAGATCGACAAATCAAAGATGGCTTGTAACAAGCCAAAGCGGCAGGTACAGGGCGGCAAAAAATTTGTTGTGAAAGCCTGTCAAAATGGTAAAGAAAAAATTATTCGATTTGGCGACGCCAACATGACGATCAAAAAAGATCAGCCAGGGCGGCGCAAAAATTTTCGTGCGAGGCATGGCTGTGACAGCAGACCTCCATCAAAGATGACCGCAAGATACTGGTCATGTAAGAAGTGGTAATAGATATGGCGGCACCTAAAGCACAATCTAAAAAAGACGCCTGCTACTATAAGGTGAAGTCAAGATATAAAGTTTGGCCCTCGGCTTACGCGTCAGGTGCCTTAGCAAAGTGCCGTAAAGTAGGCGCTAAGAACTGGGGTAATAAAAGTGGCAGTAAGAAAAAGTAAAAAGGGGGCAGACCTTAAACGATGGTTTAAGGAAAAGTGGGTGGATGTGCGCACTGGTAAGCCTTGTGGTAGACAACAGGGCGAAAAACGTGGTACTCCATATTGTAGGCCAAGCAAGCGAGTGTCGAGCGAAACGCCTAAGACTGCGTCAGAGTTGACAGCAGCGGAAAAGAAAAGCCGCGTGGCGCAGAAGAAGCGAATAGGACAGCCTGCAGGCAAGGCTAAACGTGTTAAACCTGTGAGGAGGTCGTGATGGCTAGATGGCTTAAAAATATCAACGACGGTGAGATATATGGCTGGAACGAGATTCTGGCGGAAAACCCGTTAACCGTAGAAGTTACGGAAGAAGAAGCATTTCCCGAAAAGTTTATACCCAAAAAACAAAAAGGGCGTAAACCTAAGGTAAAGTTAGATACTGAGATACCAGAAGAGCCGGATACTACTCCACCGGAGTTGGCTGCAGAAGTAACTCAGAGTTTAGAGCGTGCTAGAAACAGCAAAGGACATTACATTGCTGATGATCCTAGCACCCCAGAAAACGAAGCGTGGGTTGAGAAATGATCTTAAACGATGTAATCACTGAGGTCAGACGTATCATTCAAGATACAAACACACCTTATCGCTACAGCGATGATGTGCTGTTGGGGTTTGCTAACCAAGCCCTAAAGCGTATCGCTGTGTTGCGCCCTGACCTGTTTGCTTACATCGGTGATATTACTTGTACAGATGGCGAAGTTGTACAGTCAGCGCCTAGTGACTCTATACGATTGATAGAAATTTACCGCGTTAAAGGCGGAGACGGTGTGATTGAAACCAACCGAGAAGCGTTAGATCAGGCGTATCCGACTTGGATGAACGACGCGGCTGGCTCTGCTGTAAACTTTATGCGGCATGTGCGGAACCCAAATAAATTTTTTATTTACCCCAAAGCCCCAACAGGACAAGTTTTAGTGGGCGAGTACGCCCAGACGCCTCCTGATTATGATGGCGTTACTCAAGTAGCTTTGCTGCCAGACGCATATGAACCTGTTGTGATTGATGCTACAGTGTTTATTGCTGAGTCTGTCGATAACGAACACGTTAACTCACAGCGTGCGCAGTTGTTCCAGTCGTCATTTACTCAGGCACTAGGTGTAGCGGCGCAGAGCCGCGCTATAACAGACCCTGAACGTGGCGGGCTGCAAGAGGAGGACGTTGTCTAATGCCAAACCGTGCTTTTAGAGATATTGTCACTAGGCTTGCTCCTAGCGTCCCTGGCGCCCCTAACGTAGTTGTAGAGCAGTATGTACGGGACGCAGCCATAGAGGCGTGTGAGCGCACTCTAGCGTGGCGTTACGAGCAACCTGCGATTAGACTTAACGCAGGCGGGCATGACTACGCATATGACCCACCTGACTTTTCTGAAGTTCACGCAATCCTTACAGCAACTGTGAATGGAGAAAAACTTACACCCATATCTTTAGAGCAGATGCACGATATTTACCCTAAGTGGCCGTATGTGTCGTCAGATGAATACGCAACTCCTAGGTATATCACTAGCATAGACGTAGATAATTTTGCTGTAGCACCCGTTCCGGATGGAAACGTAAACTACGACGTTCGCATGATTGTTGCTGTAAAACCTTTGCGCACTGCCGAAGAAATGGATAAGACTGTGCTTGATGATTTAGAAAACGTAATCATGCACGGCGCACTACAACATCTTTTAGTTCTACCAGATAGAACTTGGAGCGACAGAGAACTGGCGTCATACCACTCTAAACAGTTTGCTTTTAAGTTATCAGAGCGTAGAGCTAGAGCTAACTTAGGCACAGGTAGAGGTTCTATGCGTGTGCAGAACCAGAGATTTGCGTGAGGTAGGCTATGGCAGATACTATTAGACTTGTTAAAGGTGATTCAAAACCCGTAGTTATTCTTACGCTTACCGATGAATCTACTAACAGTGCGTATGATTTGTCGCCGTCTTCTATATCTGTGGCAGTCAGGTTTCGTAAAGCTGGTACAAGCACGCTGCTAAGCACAATTAACTGTTCTAAAGTTGGAAGCGGCGCGGATGGTAAGATTCAGTTTGATTTCTCTGGCGGCGTTCTTAATAATGTAACAGCCGGTCAATACGAGGGTGAAGTTGTCGTAACCACATCTGGAGTCGGCACACAAACAGTTTATGAACTGCTTAGCTTTAGAGTTAGAGATAACCTAACATGAAGATAGGGCTTAGCGTTACTGTACTATCTATAGCTACTACTGCGATTGTAGTAGGTGAGCTTAGTGCGTCAGTAGCACGGCCATCTTATTTAGAAGCTGATGTAACGCTAGTACCAAAACTTATTTTTAGTTCAGCAGAACGACCTCTTGTATTACCCCAAACTAATTTACCTAGCGAAACTGTAAGCGTTGGTGACGGCGATGCAGGGGGGTTTGCTGCTCAGTTAACAAAAGCGTTAGACGTACTTAAGGAAGAACCTGACGACGTTGCACTACCTGCTGATGCAGACCCTGTGTTTGACACAGATAAAGTTCTTACTGATTCTGTTACTGCAGTAGAGTCAAGAGTCTTTGTGTTTACAGACTTTATTGACACTGTACCTGCTGATGATGATGTAGACCCAGACCCAGTAACTATAGCAGAGACGGACGCCAAAGATATAATAGTTGGCGAACTTGCCGATAATGATGACGTTACTATGTCTGAAGCATCGGCTAAAGAGGCTACGAAGCCAGGTCTTACGGCTACAGTAACCATGTCAGAAGGTATTGATGATTTTGACATTGGCTTAAATCCATCTGACACAGCAACAGCTTCTGAGGCGATTGACGATTTTGATGTAGATAAAGTACTGGCAGACTCAGTATCTGTTACAGAAGCGATAGCAAATAACTTTACACAAATCAGCACAGATTCTGTTAACGCAGTTCAGTCAAATGTTAAAACGTTTACGTCTAACGTAGACTTTGATTTGTCTGACGCTGATGTAGACCCTGATCCAGTTACTGCGTCAGACGCTATCGACGACTTTGATGTAACTAAAGGGCTTACTGATACAACTACGGCGGCTGAATCAGATGCTAAAGAGGTTACGCTTGCTGACATAGCAGACAACGACACGGCGTCTGTAACAGAGTCGGACGCTAAAGACTTTACACACGGTGGGTTTAGTGACTCACTTACTGCAGTAGAGGGTATTAAGAACAACCCTGAGCTAGCTAAAACAGAGGCTGTTACTGCATCAGAATCGAATACGTTTGATGTTAGGCCAGCACTTTCTGACTCGTTTACGCCATCAGACGCTGTCGATGATTTCGATATACAGCTGGCTAAGTCTGACACAGTTAATGTATCAGATGTAAATGTTAAAAACTTTACAGAAAACGTAGACTTTGATCGTAGTGACGCAGACGCAGACGCTGATCCAGTTACTGTTACTGAAACTTTAGGTTTCGATGCTACACATCCGCTGTCTGATTCGTTTACACCATCAGATGCTACCCCTGTGTTTACGTTTACCAATGTGTATACAGACGCTGCTACAGCTACTGAAAGTATCAGCACGCTGCTAACACTAGGTGAATCTGAGTATGTATACCCAGATTTTGTTTCTGTTTCTGATGGAGAAAGACGCTTCGTTGAAGAGTTTTACTCGTATAATATATCAGGAACTGATTATTACGTCCCGTTTACGGGCGTGATAGGTATGGCTGAAACAGTGAATACTGTTATGCTTGCCAATGACCGTGTAACTGCCCCAGATGCAAGTTCTGCTGGACTTGCTGTAAACTTCCTTTATACTGACGTAGACGAGGATGACCGTGCACTGGGCGGTTATTACTTTAACCAAACGCCCCTCAATCCTGGCAACAGTACTGTAGGGCAAAGAGTGATCTTGTAAAGGAGATAACCATGATTCAAGATTCCATCAAAATGACCGGTGAACTTCGGATCACGGTTACGAACCCAGAAGGGACTGTTACGCAAGAAACTGTCGTGCCTAACCTTGTTGTTAGCGCAGGCAAAGATTTTATTGCCGAACGTATGAAAGATGCGACCACTACAGCTATGTCACACATGGCTATTGGTACTGGTACTACTGCAGCCGCCGCTGGCGATACTGCGCTAGGAACTGAAGCTGGTCGTGTTTCTTTAACATCCACTACTGTTACATCTAATGCAGTAGCTTATGTTGCTACGTTTGGTGCAGGTACAGGCACTGGTGCAATTACTGAAGCTGGCTTGTTTAATGCAAGCTCTGGCGGAGATATGTTGTGCCGCACTGTGTTTTCTGTTATCAACAAAGGAGCAGCTGATACTCTAGGTATTACATGGACTGTCACTGTTAACTAAGGAATTTAGGAAATGGGCATCAAATTTTCTAACAATGCCTACGGCACGTTAAATGCGAGTATAAGCTCTAGCGATACTAGTCTTACGTTATCTAGTGGGCAAGGTGCCCGTTTCCCTACCCTTACGGCTAGCGATTACTTTTACATCACACTTATCGACACTTCTAATAACTTAGAGGTTGTTAAGTGTACTGCTAGATCATCAGACGTTTTAACGATTACACGAGCGCAAGAGTCAACAACTGCTCGTGCGTTTGCTATCGGTGATCGTGTAGAGCTTCGTGTAACAGCAGCAGCCCTAGAAGATTCGACTAACCCTTATGACAAGGATACCTCGTCTACGGGTTATTTTGATTTACCTACAGGTACTGACGCACAGGAGCCTTCGGCGGGTACAGGGCGTATACGATATAACTCTGATGAAGAAGTTGTTATGTATAGCGACGGTACTAACTGGTATAAGATCGCGGCTCGAGTTGCCCAGCTAACAACTGTTACAGGTACTATATATGCTGGTACAGGTACTACATTAACGCTTTCAGGCTCTGGGTTCTTAGCATCTAATCTAGTTGTTAACTTTACACAGTCTTCTGATTCTATTGACGTAGATGTAACAGTTACACCGACTTCTGACACAGCGGCTACGGTCACAGTACCTTCGACAGTTTATAGTAATGTTACATCTGGTAATGTTGTATCTGTAAGCGTTACTAACAGCGACGGCATGACTTCTGGTGCAGTTAGCAAGACCGCTGTAGGGCTACCTTCTGGCGGTACAATAACTACATCCGGTTCTGATCGTATCCACACTTTCACTACGTCGGGTACTTTTTCCGTCCCTTCTGGGTTCCCCACTACGTCTGCAAGCTTCCTGATTGTAGCTGGCGGTGGCGGTGGCGGCGTTGCTCAAAATAACAACGACTGCGGCGGTGGCGGCGGCGGAGCTGGGGGGTATCGTTCCTCTTGGAATAGTGAGACTTCGGGCGGCGGAGCATCCGCAGAAGCGGCGGCGTCGTTTACAGGTGGAACAAACTATACCGTTACAGTCGGCGCAGGCGGCGCAGGCTCTCAAACACAAGACGTGAAAGGTACTTCAGGCGGTAATTCGTCTGTGTTTTCCAAAACGTCTACAGGCGGTGGCGGTGGCGGCAACCGTAATGGTGGCGGTTTGTCCGGCGGGTCTGGCGGTGGAGCTTCTTGCGATGCTAGCGGTGCTGCTGGTGCAGGTACTTCTGGACAGGGTTACGCAGGCGGCGGCGGAGCTGGCACACTTTCAGGTGCATCTCATGGCGGCGGCGGTGCAGCTGCTGTTGGACAAACAACCACAACTTCAGCCTCTGGCTATGGCGGCGCTGGGCGAGCATCGACCATTACAGGTGCTTCAGTTACTAGAGCTGGCGGCGGCGGAGGTGGCGCAGGCGGTGCAAACAACCCCGGCGCAGGTGGCTCTGGCGGTGGCGGTTCCGGCGGAACTATTAGCGGTAACGACGGTAATGCTGCAACGGCTAACACTGGCGGCGGTGGCGGCGGTGGCGGCGGGTACGCTAACAGCAATACTGACGGTGGCAACGGTGGTTCAGGTATCGTAGTTATAAGGTATACATTATGATAGTTGTCCATAAAGAGATTAGGAAAGCACGTCGCGCTATATGTGAGACGTGCCCAAGTAAGAAAGGTGTAAGGTGTGGACAGTGCGGGTGTTTCCTCCTTACTTTATGCGCGTCTAAACACGCTTCATGCGCGGAAGGAAGGTGGTAAATGGCTCATTATGCAAAAGTGTTGTACGGTGAAGTCATAAACATGATTGTTGCCGAGCCTGACTTCTTCGATGATTTTGTAGATGAATCTCCGGGGGAGTGGGTTAAGTGTAGCTACAACATTAAAAATAATGTTTACTACGACCCCCAGACAGGGCTACCGGTAGACGACCAAGATACAGTTATTGCCGCTGACGAAGGTCGACAACGATTTAACTATCCCGCTGTCGGATGGAACTACGACGGTACGGGATTTTACCCACCAAGACCTCATAAATACTGGACTTTAAATACGTCTACTTATCGTTGGGAGCCTCCTTTCCCAGCACCTGATGACGACTACGGGTATGCGTGGTCTGATATAGACTATGAAGAAGACACTGCGAATCCTAAGACTGAAGGTTGGGTCCAGATTACGGAGGATGAGTAATGGGCGTAAAAGTTGCAAATAATGCTTTTGGCACTTTGTCAGCTGGTATTAGTTCTTCTGACACTACAATTACTCTGGACTCAGGGCAGGGTTCAAGATTTCCTACGCTTGGTGCTGGCGACTATTTTTACGGTACTCTCGTTGATACTTCTAATAATCTCGAGATCGTAAAGGTAACTGCACGGTCTAGTGATTCTATGACTGTGACTCGTGCACAAGACAACGCTACAGCACAAGCATTTTCTATTGGTGATAGGTTTGAACTCCGCCCTGTAGCTGCGCTATTTGACGCTATTTACACAGAAGCCGTAGCTGATGCCACACCTGGTACAGGTACTGTTACGTCAGCAATGTTGGCAACAACTCAAGATTTGTCAGGTAAGACACTAACTCTACCTTCCGAATACGGTATTGATGGTGATCTATATGCTTTTTCTGGAACTATCACTTTTACTAACTGTTCAGCAACTGGTCGTGTGGGGCCAAGTTATTCTGCGTGTACTTCAGCCTATAGTTCTGAAACAAACGAATCAGACTGGAGAACTAACAAAGCAAGGTTCTATGTAATTGAAGGTATTCAGTATTGGGTAGTACCTAAAGATGGTAACTACGAGATTGAAACCGCAGGTGCAGGGCGAGTAACTAGTTATGATGGCAGAGGTGCTATTGTAAAAAGTACCCATACACTTAAAGCAGGAGAAGTGCTTAGGATTCAAGTTGGGCAACAAGGTACCCAAAATGTTTCTGACACAAGTAATTATGGCGGGCACGGAGCATCAGCTTGTTCTGTGATAAGACGGTTTGGTGATTACCATATATTGATTCCTCTATCAATCGGAGGCGGCGGCGCTGGTTTTTCTAGTAACTCAATTAACTCTGCGCAATCTGCCCGAGATGCTACATATACTAATTCGGGGGTACCCGAAGGTGGGTTTGGTTCAGTTTGGCAATTAAATTACGCTACAAACTCCGGGCTTGTAAACTCCTGGCAGGGCGGCGGTGGCGGTGGCTGGCTTCGCACTGGTAGCGCAGGTGGTATTGGTGATTCAACAACTAAAAAACATAGTGGTGGTGCGTCCTTAATATCAGGTGGCATCGGTGGTTTTAATGAAAGTAGTGGCCACGGTGGATTTGGTGGCGGCGGTTCCACAGGTCGTGACGGCGGTGCAGGCGCTGGTGGCGGCGGTTACAACGGTGGTCATGCAATGTCCTACAACGGTAATCAAGGTAATGATATAGAAACAGGTGGCGGTAGTTATACTCACACAGCTGACGGTGCGTCACAAACAAATGTTGGTCTAAGAACAGGCCAAGGTTATGTTAAGGTAACATTATAATAGAAAGGAGGAGTTATGGCGGATATAGAATTTTTAGACGGGAAAATTACTCCTGCTGATGAAGACACGCAGGTAGACGGGCCAATCCCCGAGGCATCAGGTATTCCTGTAGTTTCTGATGATTACAGAGTTATGCGGGCGCTGACCTATCCACCTATCGGCGACCAACTTGATGCGTTATTTCACGCGGGTGTTTTCCCAGAAGAAATGGCGGCACAGATTCAAGCCGTTAAAGATAATTACCCGAAAGTATAAACATGAAACGGACTCCACTATACATGTTTCCTAACGGCACGTTTGCTAGAACAGCAGACAAAGTGCCTGACGATTGCGTGTTAGTGGAAGAACCAGATTTACCAGAAGAACCTGAGATTAAAGTAGAAGATCAAACTCAGGCAGTGTTGGAGGCGATGCGTGGCGAAAATGACAGTAGCTGAAATCCAACAAGAGTTGCTCACGCATGAAGCGGTCTGTGCCGAAAGGTATCAGACCTTTATAACGCGGGTAGATCGTCTTGAAAGGATTCTAATCGTAGCCTGCGGTGCGATTATTGTTGGGCTAGCCTCAGTGTTAGCCGCTGTTTTGCTAGGAGGTTCAGCATGATGAACGACAAGAAAAAGAAAACCACTATGTCTTACAAGCGTGGTGGTAAAGTATTTAAGCCGTGTTCTAGTTGCCCTGCACCGGCTAAATGTAAAGCCGCTGGCAAATGCCTTAAGCTAAAGCCAACAAAGAAAAAACCTGCGAAGAAGAAGTAACTTGAAAGGCGGACGAGAGGATGGTTTATTATGTTAGCAGAACTCGCCGCCGCCAACGCCGCATTTGCGGTTATAAAACAAGCAATCGCAAATGGGCGTGAGCTTAGTCAATTTGCTGGTAAAATTGGCGAAATAACCAACGCTAAGGAAGACTTACAGCGGAAGGTAAATAAAAAGAAAGCTGCGCACCAGTCGACAGACTTCGAAGAGTTCATGGCGCTAGAGCGCGTTAAAGAACAGGAAGAGGAGTTGAGGCAGTATATGATCTACGCTGGGAGACCTGGCCTCTGGGCCGATTGGGTTAAGTTCCAAAAAGATGCTCGTGTCGCTCGCAGAGAAGCTGAAGAAGCGGCTAGACGCAGACGCAAAGAAATTATCGAAATTACTATCCTAGCGGGCGCTATGATTCTAGGCGTTGCTGGGCTAGCTCTGTTTGTGTGGTTTCTTATTCTTGCAAAACAGGCGAGGGGCTAATGCCGATTACAGTGGAACAGTTTCTCAGGTGGAAAATATTACCTCGCTTAATGATGCTGGTATCTACCGCTATGAGCTGGAGATGTGCTGAATGGTTCATGGCCTTGGAAGACCCCACTGCCTCCCAGAGCGCTTTCGTTTCTGTGGTTATGGGCGTTATGACGGGCGTCTTCGGTATATGGATGGGGCACGAACACAAAGATCACCCGAAAGAGAGTAAATGATTCATGTGTTTTTATTATTACTTTACATCGGACAAGGGGATGGTAAAAAGTTAGTAAGTGGAGATATGTATTTTTATTCAATTACAGACTGCAACTGGTATGCGGCACAAGTGACAAAACGGTTTGGGAATTATAGGTATAAGGAGTATGTACCCCCAGAATTAAAAGCTACGGCTTATTGTGAGCCACGGCATATAAAGGAAGGAAGCGTTAAGGTGTACTAATGAAAGGCGTAGATATATCAAAAATTTTGGCGAGTTTGACGCCACTGTTGCTTGCAGCAATGTGGTGGGTTATATCGTCAGTCAATGATATACACCAAGATATTACTGAGATACGTGGCAACATGATGATGCTTATTGACCCTAACGGCCAAATTATTCCTAGCCCAGATAACGCAATAGCACGACAAGAATTAAAAGAAGACATTATTACTCGAATCCACGACCTGCAAGTCAGGTTAAAGTTACTGGAAGCTAAAGGAGGAAACTGATGCTACAGGCTTTGATTGGCCCAGTTACAGGGCTGCTCGATAAGTTCATCGAGGATAAAGACCAGAAGGCTAAGCTCGCTCACGAGATAGCCACTATGGCGGAAAAACAAATGCACGAGCAGGCAATGGGCCAGCTTGAAATAAATAAGATGGAAGCGTCACACCGTTCCATTTTTGTCGCTGGTTGGCGTCCCTTTCTCGGCTGGGGTCTTAGTTTTGCGATGATATGGCACTTTGTTTTAGTGCCTATGATTACATTTGGTTTTGCCTACGCAGGTATGGCAGCACCAGACTTGCCAGCGTTTGACATGGATAGTCTTATGACTGTGCTACTAGGTATGCTCGGGTTGGGCGGTCTCCGCACATTCGAGAAAGCAAAAGGATTGACTAAATGAAAGGGAACTTTCAGCACTGCTTAGATATTGTATTGCACCATGAAGGAGGCTGGGTAAATCATCCACGCGATCCTGGGGGCGAAACTAATCTCGGTGTAACCAAACGTGTGTGGGAAGCATGGGGCGGCACTAAACCTATGACGGAGCTTACAAAGGAAGATGTTGCTCCGCTGTATGAGAAGAACTACTGGCATAAAGTAAAAGCCGACGATCTACCCGCAGGTTTTGACCTTGCGGTATTTGACTGGGCTGTAAACTCTGGGCCTGGGCGTGCTGCTAAAAAGCTGCAGGCTATGATTGATACTGAAGTAGACGGCGGCATTGGCCCTAATACTTTACGCACACTTGATGAATATATCCATCACCACGGGGTAGAGAAGTCTATTGAAAATTATAAGAATATCAGGCAAAGTTTCTATGAATCTTTATCTACGTTTGACAGCTTCGGAAAAGGCTGGACACGCAGAAATAAAGAGACATACGAAGCTGCTTTGAAAATGGTGGACTAATGGCGTCAGTAAAGCTAACAAAGTTTCTAGGTGAAGCACCTAAGATTTCATCAGAGCTACTGCCTGACGGCGTAGCGCAGACAGCTTTTAATGTAAAACTGTACTCTGGTGATTTACTTCCTTACAGAACGCCTGTGATTGTAGATAATACAGAGCGTACAGGAACTATTAAGACTTTACATGCTTTACGGAATCCGGTTGACGACAGTCTAGTTTGGCTATCATGGGCTACTGATGTTGATATTGCGATTGCGTCTGATAGCGCGGATAATGCACAACGTTTTTATTATACCGGCGACGGCGTACCTAAAGTATCTGACTATGCTTTGGCTACTAACGGCAGTGAGCCATATCCTGTATCTAATGGGTACTACGAGCTAGGTTTGCCGTTACCAACTACTAAGGCTACAGGCACAGCAACATCTTTTAGTGTAGTTAACGCAACTCATTATGAGCGTGACTCCGGCAACAACGCTACTTTTTATGGTAGCGCCGCCCATAACCTACGGACAGGCAACATTGTAACAATCCGTGATTTTGGCACTTCTGACGAAGCTAAATCGTTTAATGCTAAGAACGTTGAAATTACAGTTATCAACAGCACAGACTTTCAGTATTTTAGTTCTGGCGACCAAGTTTCTAAAACAGCTAACACTACAGGTCGTGCTGACCTAGCCGGTAACACACAGATCAGAACATATATCTACACATGGGTTACACCGTGGGATGAAGAGTCTATACCTTCTAACGTATCTAATGAGCAGTACATTAAAGAAGGGCAGACAGTAACAGTATCTAATCTCCCAAGCGCTGCTCCTAGCGGCGACAACTTTGTCCGTGGTATTAGGTTGTATCGAAGCGTAGTTTCAGCCTCTGCCACGGATTATTTTCAGTTGGCTACTTTATGGTTTCCGCTGACTGTTGCTGAGTTTTCGCGCACTAGCAACGTGTCTACTGTTACTACATCTGAGCCACATAACTTTATTGTTGATGACCGGTTTAAGATTAGCGGCTGCTCAGACAGTTCTTTTAATATTACTGACGGGTCAGTTGTTAGTGTTGTAGATGACTATACATTTACTTACGCGCAAACTGCTACTGATGTAGGCACTACTACGGCTACTGCAGGAACTGTATACCATGATGTCTCTGAAAGTTTGGATAACTCTGCTCGTTACTGGGGCGACAGCAATTATGATTTTACAGATGATTTTCTTGTTACGGGGTTAGAAACAATTATCCCGTCCGAAGAGTACGATCCTCCCCCAGCTGGTATGCAAGGTTTAATCGCCGCGCATAATAATATTCTAGTTGGGTTCGTAAATAACCAGCTATGTTTTTCATTTCCTGATACACCTCATGCGTGGCCTGAAAAGTACAGACTTACGTTTGACTCTGACATTGTAGCCATTGAGGCTGTGTCAGGTTATATCATTGTGCTTACGGAAGAATACCCATTTCAAGTATCAGGTAACGACCCTGCCACTATGGTATCTGCACGCATTGACACGTTGTATCCCTGCTACTCCAAACGTTCCGTTGTAAATATGGGCTACGGCGTTGTTTGGGCTACACACGGTGGGTTGGCTTCATGGAGTCCTACCACTGGCATCGACATGATTACTAAGTTTGTACACGACTGGGATACTTGGAACGAAGATTTAGACCCTACTACTATTATCGGCCATTTCTACGATGGAAAGTATTTTGGGTCACACAGTGCTAAATCGTTTATTTTTGAGCGAGACGATAAAGTTGGCGGGTATTTTGTCCAAATCCAGTATTTATTTACAGCTGCGTACTCTGACCCGCAAACTGGCACTATGTATTATGTTTCCGGTACAGACGGCGACATCTATGAGTGGGATAATGAAAATCAGATTCTTTCACCGTTAGAGTGGAAGTCAAAAACTATTGTCACTAAAGACTATCTTAACCTTGGTGCTGCGCGAGTAGTCGCAGACTTTGAAACAAGTAGTCAGCAGACAGCAAATATCATTGCATACAACAATGGTATTCCTAACTTTAACAGCGCAGTTTGGGCTAGAAGTCAGCAGATTGGTACAGTAAACGGGCCGACCCATTATATAAGCGGCGGTGTAACTTATACACCCGGCGGTTACTTAAACAACTTTACACTAAACGGCGACCCTCAGACGCAGTACCAAAAACTTAACGTTGGGGTTCAGCCTGTAACGTTTAAGTTGTGGGTGGACAAACAGCTAGTTTTCCAAGGGTCTGTAAGTACAGACGACATATTTAGATTGCCTACTGGCTACCGTTCAGATACATTTGAGGTAGGCGTATCAGGTTCATCGCGTATACGAGCTATACATTTTGGCGAGACACCTTATGGCTTGAGGACATCATAATGGCAAGGTTTACAGCTATACCAGCAGTTCCCCAAGGAGGGATTACAGATTGGCAAAGTGTGCTAATTACCTCTGTTAAAGAGAATGTAGAGCTGCTTACTGGCCTGCGTGGTGAAGTTGACCTAGCTAGTAAAGCGATTACCCAAGGTCAAATTACACTTGAGCAAATGGGCGATCAAAATATGAAACAAGTATCTGCTAAAGGCTCAGGCTTTACAATCAGTGGTCAAGAGGTTGCTGGACTTGACGACTATGGTCTGTTATTAACAGATGTACAAACTTTGGCTAATGATTTAGCGTATACTAGAGCAGTGCTTAACGCACTAATACAACAGCTGAGAGGATAGAAATATGGCTATGAGACCTACTCCACAGACTCCGGCTATGGCACCTACTCCGCTGGATGTGCCTACTGGAGCAACCACTGAGGCAGTTCCATCTACTGTTTCTATGGATTTACCCCCAAGTATCCAACAACTTATTACTATGCCTACCCCTGGCGTCAATGAACAGGCAGTAGGGCAGATTCCAACAGGGACTGTAGCGACTAATCCTCAGTATCCTGTATTAGATTTTCGTATGCAGCCTAGCTACGCAGAAGGCGGGATGATTGGCCCACAGGGTATGCCCGTCCGTCCAGCAGGATTGCAACAGCAGCAAGCTAGCGGGCCTATGAATCCGCAGATGGTTGACATGCAGATTAACGACATGCTCAACAAAAACCCAGAGATAGTTGCGCGAGTTCGTGCTGCCATTGAAGCAGGTATACAGTCTGGAGAACTTGATCCACAAGGACTCAACATGGCTGTCCAGTTAGCTGAAGTTGTTCTGCAGAACCCTGATATGTATCCACAGATGCGGCAGTTTGCTATCCAACGTGGTCTGATTGCCGCAGAAGATATTCCAGAACAATACGATCAGGGTTTGGTTATTGCCATAATGATCGCAGCAAAATCTATGAAAGCAGATGTACAGATTGAAGATGTACAGATGAATCCTGAAGTCGGTCAAGTAGCACCTATGCAAACTCAAGCGCCCCAGCCGGTGCAGGAGATGGAATTTGGCGGAATGGTTAACGGGCCATCTCACGAAGACGGCGGCGTTCGTGTAAAGATGCGAGGCGGCGGCGAGATTGAAGTAGAAGGTGGCGAGTATGTTATCCCCAAAGATATTGTAAAAGCTAAAGGCACTGAGTTCTTTGATAAGATGCTGGCGCAGTATCAAGGCGAATCTAAAAAGGGAATAGCATGACCCTTCAAGTAGTAGAAAAGCAGAAACCTAAAAGCCTTGAGCCAAAACGGTACGAGGCTATTCTGCTATCTACTCAACAGTTAATTGATAAATACTGGGCGCAGTGTGTACCGCATTTAGAAAGATGTTTGGAAGGTATGCACGGCGAGTGCACAGTAGAAGATATTTACACAAGTGCGTTGCAGGGGCAGATGTGCCTGTTAGTAGTAAAAAATGACGACGAAGAGCTGCCTGAAGTAAAGTTAGTTCTGGTCATGCAGTTAGTGTACTACCCACGGTACACTACTATGAACGTTGTGGCTATGGGGGGCACTGACCTCCGGCATCTTATTAAGAAGTTTTGGTCTGACGTTTGTGGGTGGGCGCGTATCTGTGGCGTTAAGCAGATTGAGTGTTCAGTAGCACCAGCAATGGAACGTATCCTATCAGGGGCTGGGTTTGAACGTAAATATGTCCAGCTCAAACAGGATTTAATGGAGGTCTAATATGACAACTATCGCAATAAACCCGATGGTGGTTTCGGTTAGTCCTACTAACGCTACCCCCATCCATAGTATCCAACCAACCGAACATGGTGGCGGCGCAAAGAAGCTCGTAACTGTTGTAGCGGCGGTTGCAATCCCATTTGCAGCTCCAGCTATCGCAGCATCTATCGGGTTATCGGGCGCAATCGCAACAGCAGGTGCCTCTGCAACAGCCGCTTCTGTCGCAGGTTCTGCTATTGTGGGCGCAGGTCTTGGAGCCATCAGTGCTAAAGTTACTGGCGGTGACGTAAAAAGAGGCGCTATCTTTGGTGCTATCGGCGGCGGTATCGGCGGCTACACTTACGCTCAGAACCCTGCAAACGCAGCGCAGATAAGCGGGCAGCAATCCGCACCGGCAAGCTCTAGCTCTACTTTGACAAGTAGCACCCAACCAAGTCAAACTTTAACTGGGGGCGCTACTGATGCGGGTACAACTCTTTCTGGTACCAGTGCCGATACCCTCGCTCTTGAGCCTGGGGCAACCGGCGGCGGAGCTACTCTGCAAACCGCAGCATATACCCCTGCCCAAAGTACGGATGTAGCAGCCAAACTATCTAACACTGGTGGCGGACAAGTTATAAACGCTAGCCTTCCTGGGCAAAGCGTGGCAACAGGCGGTCAAACGCTAGCTGCGGGAGCAGCCGCACAAACTGGCACTTATATGTCTCAGCTACCGCCTGACGCCTCATTTGGCGCTAAGTTTGTAGCTGGTGTAAAAGATTCTGGTTCTGTACTGGCGTCTAAACTAACTAGCGCAGATGCTATTGCTAACGTAACGCTGCAAGCTGGTGGCCAGCTGCTAGGTATGGCTCTTGCGCCTGACCCTGAAATGCCGCCAGAGCAGAAAGAACTGCTTGAACTGCGTAAGCAAGAACTGGCGCAGCTTAAAGAAAAAGATGAAGCAGCGTTTAACGCACAAATGGATGCCGCTAAGCAGTATCTACAGCAGGCTAAGCAGTACGACCCAACATACATGGCGTTCCAAGCGGCTAATAAAGAAGCCATTGAACAACAGCGTAAGTTGCGTGAGCAATATCGCCGTGCTGGGCTATCTCGTGGTAGAGATATTAGTGAAGCAGAAAAGCGCCGCATGAGCCTAGACGCAGCGCGTAGTGTCAGTTCTGAATATGACCGTGGATTCCAGTCTGGTCTTACTTCTCAGCAGAAAGTTACGCAAGCTGGGCTGTCAGCAATTCCTGATTCGGCTCGTTTTGCTAACTATATCTCTGGTCTTAAGACTCTTGAAGACGATACCAGTAGCGCAATGGCAGCAGCTAGAGCGCGTAGTACAGGGGCGGCTAAGAACATTTCTGATTTGTTTGCTGGCTTTAATAAAAACGCAGGTAACACTGCAGCAGCACAAAGTCAGATGGCTGGCTTGAAAAAGAACGCTGTTAGTGGGTTGCCAGAAGGCTCTGATAAGGAAGAAGAAAAGAATGTCGAAGACTCTTACAAGCCTTACTATCAGCCTGACGGCTATTATGCGGTATAAGGAGTAACGCCGATGGCTTTGCTAGGTAACTTCATAGGTGGTGCATTAGGGCTTCAGTCTGGTGAGTCATACACTCAGTCAGTAGAGGCCGCTAATCGTTTATCAGAGCTGCAGCGCAAGAATCAAGCGCGTGAGAACCAGCTCGCCTATGGTGTTGACACTGAAATGCGAGGCGGCACAGCAGGTGTTAAACCTCTTGACGCCCCAGAGCCATTTGATTTTGGTACGCTACAACAGCCAGGGTTGCGGAATATTCCCGTTGTACCTCCACCTGTGGTCGATCAAGAAGGTGGCGTAGCTGATGGAGTACCTCCAGCAGGGGGAGAAGTTAAACCCCCTGTCACAGAAACAAAACCCCCTGTCACAGAAACAAAACCTTCAGAACTTACTATTCCTGAGTTTGATAGCAGCAAAACTGTTATCGACCCTAGAACCAATCAGAACGTTCCTAATGCTCCGAATCAGATTACAAAGCCTAAATTTCAACAGCCTGATCTAAACAAGCTGTACCCTCAAGGTGTCGTAGAAGAAAACGATGTATCTGATGAGGACAAGCAAAGCCTGCATGTGCAAGGATTCCCGTGGAAAGTAGTACCTAAAAACGGTGGCCAGATCGTTGTGCATAACGGTGTGGAATACGACATCGTAGACATCACAGGCGACGGCAGTTCTTTCCAAATTGTAGATAGGTTCGGCAGACCCAATTTCCCACTGACTGACGCGTTTACTAAGGCGCGTAGCCGAGGGATTACAAACACTGAGATTACTCCAAGAGATACCTCAGAGCAGATTGATCTAGGCGCAGCGGCTGTGGATAACTCGTTTATCGCCAACGCACTCAAGACAATTAAAGAAAACAAATTTCAGAACGGAGTCACAAACACAACGACTGCGCTAGCTCGTCAGTTTGGTATTGACGAAGGTGAAGCTCTTGCGCTTTTAGCTATCGAGTCTAACTTCGGCACCGTTAAATATGACAGTAGGTCTTCTACTAGAGGGCCGCTACAGATTCAAAAACTAGCGTTCAAAGATGTTAAGACGTATTACTCTGGGGCTAAACCAGCTGAAGCAAATATGTCTGATGCAGAATGGGCTAGACTTGTTCAAGTTGCTGCAGCGCTGCCTAAGAACCATAGTAATCTAACAGGTACGCAAGACCAGATTGCTGCAGGCTTGCTGTATTACAAGATGATTGGATTAAAAGGCGTTGCCCCTGAGTTTCGTGCAGCAGCCTACTACGATGGTTACGGTAAATACATCGGGATTGACTCAATCGCTGACGTAAAAAGTTTTTCTGGGCCTAACACACTCCAGTCTGTACTTAAATATAACTCTGCGTTTTTGAGTATGAAGGACTATATGGGGCAAGTGGCTAATTACTACTACCCTTCTGGTGGCGCACTTGTAGGTCAAAGCACTACTACGCAAGGTAATACCGTAGGCCAGACTGTTCCTAGTGAAACACAGACACAAACACAGGCACAAACTACACCTGTTCAAACACAGACGCAGACGCAGACAAGCACATCTGTAGAGACTATGCCAGCGCCAACAAAGTTTGATGGCGGGTTTGAAATTCGTATGGAAGATGGGCCAGTTGTCTACAAAGATGGCAAGCCTATAGGCAGGTTCATGGAAGATACTCCAGAAGCCTCAATGTCTGCAGCGGAAGCCTACATTGCCAAAGAACTTGGACAGAATGTAGCAACACCAAGCATCACAATCGCTGGTAAAGAAGAACAGTCAGCGGCAAATGAGGGCGTTGACCCTGATATTACCAAGTTTTTGAAAGACCCTCCTGCTATTGGCATCGAGATGAAAAACATCATGCGTGCCAGAGAGATGGAGCAACAGATTCTCCAGCGCAGGATAGACGAAGCCAACGCACAGATTGAAGCCAACAACCGCAAAGTCCAAGAGTATGAGCGTATGGCTCAAGTAGCCCGCATCAGCGGTGATTTGGATGGTTACACCCGCTATAGAGGTTTGGCTGATACTGTAAACGCACAGTCTGTCCAGCTCCGTAACTCAGCTCGTGTGGCTGTGGACGAAGGCAGAGTCAAAATGCTGGGGTATGACAACAAGATACTGCTGGCACAGGGCGCACAGGCACTACAAGATTTAACCTATGGCTCGACAGCTCGCGCTGGCGCAGTATTATCTGCGTATTCTGGCCTTGATATTAAGGTACAGCCACGGTCTGACGGTAAGTTTGACATCGTGGTGCAAGGCGAAGTGCAGGCTACATACACTATGAACCAGCTGTCTGATAAATTGCAGTCAGCGTTTAGCCAAGCCTATCGTGACCAGAAGCAGAAAACACAAACAGAACGTCAGACATACCTGTTCGAGAAAAATGTTGATCTGCAAGTTGAACTGGCTAAAGAACGTCAGAAACTCATCGGCACTATCAAAGAGAAGACTCTTCAAGGTAAGATTGACGCCTACCTTAAGTCGATTGAAAACGCTAAAGGCGAGTTTAAGACTCTTAATAACGGTATGGCTGTTATCTTTGATGGTCAAAATTACTTCCTGCTAAACCCAGAAGCTATCGTTACAGACCCAGAAACACAGGAAAAATCTAAGCAGCCACGGTTGTTCCCACTAGACATGGCACAGGCACAAGCGTTAGCCTCAGGAGTAGGATCAGCAGAAGCGTTCAAGAACGCGGCGAAATGAGGTAAATATGGCTAAAGCAGGACTCTCATTCGGTAGCCCTACACTTGGCGCGATGGATTTGGAGCCACTGGGCAACCCATATGATCCGGCTCCTGACATTGGTATAGGCAACCTTATCGGCACCAAAGAAGCTCTAGGCGTTCAAGTAGATGCAGAGCTAGGTGCGGCTATGTCGCAGTTCGATTTACCTAAAGTAACTAAGCCATCTGCAGCACAGCTGGGGCCGAATGTTTTGTATAGCGAAACACAAGGCAAGATGTTTGTGAATGGTTCGTTATTTGACCTCGACGATGCAGATAACGCACTACGATCTATAGAGTATTTAGACAAGCCACGGCAGGCAAACCCAGAAGGTGACGGCTGGCGCCCTATTACACCTGACGAATACGGCAGATACATAAAAGCTATTAAAGACCCTAGCTACAGCAGACGTTTTGCTGAGAACTGGGAGACAGGTGTAGCATCACTGAAGTCTTTGTTCGGTGCAGGCGCTGTGCTTTTGGGCGCAGAAGAATATGGCCTTGGGGTCATGGAACGTGCCGGTGAGACCATGCGTAAAAACGCACCGTTTTCAGGTGAGTTTACCGACATTGGGCTAGGTGACGAAGACTTAGGCCCAGTTGAGTGGTTTGTTGGGGTGCTAGGCTCGCAAGGGCCGATGCTTCTTGAAACTATCGCAGCTGGTGCAGTAGGTTTTGTTGCAGGTTCCGCTACTGCAGGGCCAGGATTAGGGTCTGTAGGCGGCACAATCGCTGGTCTTACAGGTAAGACTGCGTTTAAGAAAGCTGTTAAAGAAGCAGCAGAAGCCTACGTCAAAGAAAAAGCTAAAGGTAAAGCAGCCGCTAAAGCCTTTATGAAAACAGAGCAGGGTAAGACACTCAAGCGTGCCTCAGGTATTGCTGGAGCCACTGCTTTTGCATACACCAACAACTTTGGTATTGGTGCGTCAGATGTATATTCTGAGTTACTTGAGCAAGGTATAGACCCAAGCGACTTTGACGCTAAAATGTCTGCACTGGCAACCGCTGTGCCTTACGCTTTGCTAGATACCATTCCTGAGTTTGTTGCAGGGGCTAAGATATTCGGCGGTCTGCGTGCGGGATCAAAAGGCGGGCGTTTACGCCGTGGCACTACAGGCGCTGTGGCTGGTGGTGCTATAGAAGGTACGACTGAAGCAGGCCAAGAAGGTCTGATTATGGGTACGTCTAGCCTTGTGACAGGCAAAGACTACAGCGACGAATCACTCCACCGTCTTATCAATTCATTTGCCGCAGGCTTTGCTATCGGTGCGCCTATCGGTGGTATTACTAACCTTAAAGGTAATAAAGAAGCAGACCTTCTGCAGGGCAGCACTACTGAGCAGGAATCTGGGCCTACAACTATGGCACCAGACCAAGAGACTGGGCAGGGCGAGCTGTTTACTGAAGAAGAAACTCTGTCTACTGACCCGTTTGTCGGGCCAAGACCTATTGCACCAGAAGATACTACGCCTGCTGCAGTGGCAGAACGAGACGCTCTGCTAAACGAAAAGAATAAACTGCAACGCTTTATTAGCGAAGCAAACATTCAGCTTTCTGATATGGCTAGCGGCAGAGCTACCCTAGACGAAGGCCGTGTAACTCAGCTACGCAGTCAGATTCAACAGGCTCAGCAAGCAGTGGCTACTATTGATGAGTCACTAGGACAGTTCCAAGGACTTCCAGGCCAAGCGCAAGCATTTGCAGAGCAGATGGCTACACAGCCTACCCTGTTCCAGCCTGCACCTGCGTTTAATGTAGAGACTGCAACCGAGACCCCGTCCGGTCAGATGTTGCTACAGCCAGAGCGTAGAGTCACAAGAACTAATTTTGTAGGCCCACAGCCACAGTTAGCACCAGACCCAACACCAGTGGTAGAACCAACGCCAGAGCCTGCGCCTACTCAAGCAGAGCTAGAAGCAGCTGGCCAGCAGACACTACCATTACAGGACAACACGTTGGTGTCCCAAATTCAGCAGACTGCAGCACAGCAACCTGCAAATCTGCAAGAACAACCTAACTTGCTACAGCAGCGTATGCAGGAAGCAGCGCAGCGTAGGGTAGAGGAAGATCGACAGGCTCAGTTGCGGGCGGAACAAGATAGACTCCGCGCTGAAGCATTGCGAGTAGAGAACGAACGCATTGAACGGAATAACCGCGAACTCGAAAACTCACTTGCTTTACAGCAGGCACAGAACGAGATCGCGGCTTATGAGGCGGAGCAATCTGGTATGACACCGGTAGCAACTCCTCCTGCGCCGGTTGCAGACCTCCCTACTGCACCTGTCCCAGTTGTTCCGCCTCGCCAG